GACGATCAACGTGCCCATTGATCGATTTGGGGCCACTAAGTTAAACACGTTAATCGAAAAAGAGCCAACAGTTAACTACCTCAGCAGGCCATTCCCTGTTAGGCGTCTCGCCTCTCCCGAGTTTTCTAGCAGCACAAATACGTCTAGGCTGAACTGCTGGGGGTTGCCCATGCCTAGGAACATTGCCCCATCAGGAGGTGGCTCCGGTTGCCCGTATCGCGGGGTTTCGCTCTCCGTGCCAGACAGGACAACCTATTTTCAGGTGTATTCGATCTACCCTCATTTCTTGGGAGGCTCAAGCGATGCTGTAACCAGAATTGGGAGCATTCACCCCCGCCGGGAGAAGGATGTACAGCCTGGTATCGCCTATGACGCAACCTGCGTCGTGGTATCCGATCACCTGCCTACCTACTCGCCCAACGTCGAGTCCTTTGCTATCTACGAGTCAACCGCGCTAGGAGAGTCTATCGAGTCCAACCTAGCCTCCTGGCCCACGCTCTCTGTTCTCCCTTTTTGTCGGACTGCACTGACCTCGGCGGGGTCTGGCGTCGAATATCGCAGAGCGCTTTACACTACGGCGATCACCGCAACCGCGCTAATAACCGGAGATCTGGCAACAATCCCGGCAGAACAGATTGAATTGCAACCAACCCTGCATCAGACACTCGGGAACGCGTCCAACAATAAAGGACTGATCAATCTTTACCCCACAAGTTTATCCACAATCTACCTAGGAGACGTTTGATGCTGCCACTTGAGGCTACTAAAAACCTATTCACGAGTCGAGTCCTAATACTGGCCGCAAGCGCAGCTATCGCGACATGCTCGCCAGTCCTAGAAAAAGCGGTGACAGGATCGTCCCCCTTGAGTAGGCGAGATGCATGGACCGTCTTAATTGCCCTAAGCGGGTACGCCAGCACCCTGCTGCTCAGATACTCGGAGGACGATACGCACGAGTTTTATACCCCCAAGGGACTGCCCGGACGGAATAAACAGTTTTAGTCGATCCCTTGACGACTTGACCGAGAAAAGTCATACTTAAGGGGTAGAGCGATTGGAGATTACGAAAATGCAGTTCAGTACGGATTTCACAAAAGAGAAGTATGAGAGCCACTTACGCCGGTTGAGCACCCACACCCAAGGGGGTGGGTTAGTCCTGAGAAACACGGACCTAAGTGGCTCAGACCTAAGCGATGCAGATCTGAGCCATGCCGATCTAAGTGGTGCAAGACTGAGCAGCGCGGATCTGGGTAATGCAGCGCTGAACTATGCAGACCTGCGTTACTCAGCTCTAAGTGATGCAGTTCTGACAAAAGCGGATCTGCGTAATGCAGTTTTGAGTGGCTCAGACCTAAGTGATGCAGACCTAAGCGACGCAGATCTGAGCCATGCCGATCTGAGTGGTGCAGTCCTGAGCAATTCAATCCTAAGGAATGCAGTCCTAAGAAACACGGATCTGAGTAACGCGGATCTGGGTAATGCAGCGCTGAACTATGCAGACCTGAGCGAGGCAGATCTTAGTAATGCAGTTCTGACAAAAGCGGATCTGCGTAATGCAGTTTTGAGTGGTGCAATCCTAAGTTATGCAGATCTGAGTGGTGCCGATCTGAGTGGTGCCGATCTGAGTGGTGCAGTCCTGAGCAATTCAATCCTAAGGAATGCAGTCCTAAGAAACACGGATCTGAGCAACGCGGATCTGAGTAACGCAGGCCTGAACTATGCAGATCTGCGCAACTCAGTTCTAAGTGGCGCAGTCCTGACAAAAGCGGATCTGCGTAATGCAGTTTTGAGTGGCACAGTCCTGAGTGGTGCCGATCTGAGTGGTGCAGATCTGAGTGGTGCAGATCTGAGTAACTCAGCTCTAAGTGGCGCAGTCCTGAGAGATGCAGATCTGAGTAATGCAGTTTTGAGTGGCACAGTCCTGAGTTATGCCGATCTGAGTGGTGCAGATCTGAGTGGTGCAGATCTGAGTAACTCAGGCCTGAGCAATGCAATCCTAAGTCATGCAGATCTAAGTGGCGCAACTCTGGGCAATGCAGATCTGAGTAACGCAGATCTTAGCGATGCAGACCTGAGCGAGGCGGATCTTGGTAATGCAGATCTGAGCAACGTGGCTCTGAGAAACGCAGTCCTGAGAGATGCAGATCTGAGTAATGCAGATCTGAGTGGTGCCGATCTGAGTGGCGCAGATCTGAGTGGCGCAGATCTAACCTTTCTTTCCGCTGGCAACGACCGAGAGATCTTAACCATCCAAACGGGAGTCTATCCAGTCGCCATCCTTCGAGATCTGGGAGTAATCGCAATCGGATGTCAGCAACACACTATTGCCGATTGGGAGAATTTCTCGGACGAAGTGATCGGCGAGATGCACGGAGACGCTTTAAATTTCTGGAGAGACTGGAAAATCACGATCCTAAATATTGCGAGGCATGTCAATCGCTTTGATAAACATTAACGAGATAGCAAGGCAACTCGGCGAACAGGCACGGATCGCTATCGAGCGGCGATCCGCGAAAATCGAAGTAAACGGATCGATCCTATCCATCAAGAAGCCGGACGGCACGATCAAGATCGACATTCCACCCAAGCAAACTATCAGCACTCTGAGCAAAAGAAGATGACCGAACTGATTACCTCCTATCCCAATCGCCCAAAGACTCATGATTTCGTTCTGGATGCTCCGTTTAACTCACAGGTAGACAACAGTCCAAATAAAGGGCAAGGCGAGGGCTGGAGACAATGCAATCTCACATGCGCCGCGATGCTTGCAAAATACCTCAATCCCTCTCTCTGGCCTGGGTATAAAGATATTGCGAATGGGATGCAAGACGCGCTGGCCCCTTATGGCGACACGACCGATCATGATGCCATTACGAAGGCGTTAAGATCGCTGGGAATTGAATCTTACTTTAGCTACTCCGCATCTCTCGATGATTGCAGCCATTCCCTATACATGGGGGTTCCTGTGCTCGCAGGCACCGCCTACAAAACTGGTGGTCACATGATTCTGTTTGTCGGGAGGAACGAAAAAGGCTTTATGGCTCACAATCCCTATGGCTTCCGGGATGGAACTAGCGATCAATGGATAGAGGTTGGTGGGCTGGCAGGAAAAGACGAAGCTCTTTCGTTTAATTGGCTCAATCACTGCTTTGTGGATCAAGGCCCAAAATCGGGATGGGCTAGGTTTGTGACCGCAGTTGACGGCGTACCTACTGAAATTAAGAAGGAGATGTAAGATGGAGGAATTTGCATTTCGGCATGAACTGGAGAAAAGGGAATTAGCAAGGCTGAGGGACGAGATTTCTGATCAGCTAGGCTTCCGGTGGTCGGGCACCCATAGCGACTATAGCTTACAGATCCACTGGTACGCAAAATACTTGGGAGTCACCGACGAGCTGAGGCATTTGGGCGCTAGTGCGTACAGTTTGGACGACCCTGATGTTACCATCCACTGCATCCAGTCGGTTATCGGCGAGCCTGTGTTCGAGCTTACCCTGATGAATTCTAGCCAAAAAATCTACAGACACACTCTTTTGCAATGCGGAACTTTTTTGTCACACGGGTGAAGACCTACCCAGCAAGTTAGACAAACTATCTACTGTTGCTCTACCCTCCCCTTTTTGGGGAGGGTTTTGCCTATCCACTTAATCGGTTGCTCACGATCACGTTAAGGCTCAGTCCCTCAATTTCCTCGTTCGCGCCCAGGCCCGAAAACTGCGAGTTCTGCAAGAACGTGTATTGCGTGGCCCGATATTCTGGTAATAGGGCCAATACAATTTCGCTTGTTATCTGCAATTTTTCGGTTGCTTGAACCGTTCCAGAAATGCGAACAGACGAAACAATCCCATCATAAATCAAACCTTGGACGGTTAATTTTAGTCGGTCACCTTCGGTGATCGCCGTTGGACCCATTAACGAGAAATTAATCGTGCTAGCCTGCTGAATGTTTTTTAGTAAATAATCGGTTTCAGCGCTCGCGTAAACCTGATTAATTGTCTCAGCTTGTGGGTAGCTAGTGCTGCCAGTATTCACCCCGTCGTAGCCCTCGGACTTAATCAGTAAGCCGCTGAATAGATTGCTAAATAAAACGGGACTATTTCCCTCTCCAAGATCCGCTGCATTTTGGAAAAGCGCTGGCAATCTTGCCGCCTCCGATGGCCTACCCTGGTATTCGGTTGTACTGGTGCTTTGTGCGACCCCATCGAATCCAGAACCTTCGGACTGATATTCGTTTGCGTATTCCGTATACCGCTCATCCTGTCTTTTTAGCCCCTTTATCTGGGCGGAAGATAGGCCACCAGAATAATATTGGACCTGACTAGGTTTTACTGCAATCTCTTTCTCGGTGCGAGACTCTTTTCCTTTGATTAAATCAGGAAGACCCTCTTTTGGGTTACTGGCTGATTCGTAGGCAATCTCAAGGGTCTGCTCTTTTTGCGCAAAGAAACTTGGTACATATGTGGGGTCGTATTGCGTTGCACCATTGACATCGGTGTACGTACCAATTGGCTCGGATTGATCGCCGTATGCGTTGGCGATTGATTTTAGGGTAATTGATCGCCCCCCTGAAAGCGGTACTGTCGAGAAACTATATTTCTTGATGTTTTCAGGCTTGTTTAGATCGACCGCTTTTTTCTTTGAGCTAGGTGTCTCGAATCTCAGTAGCTTGTATCCCTGAGTTGTGGAGCCGAGTAGATAGCCATACTTGCCATAGGAGTAAGTCGTTGTCCTTTTTTCTACTACCTGCCAGTAGTTGGCCGCTGGAGTGTTTAGTCCGTCAGCAGGGATAGCAAACCCCCAAATCTCTTGATCATCGAAAAGGGGTAGTCCATCCTGGGTCTGAGAAATTGTCTTTGTCTGCGTGTATCCAGTCGCGTCATGGGATGCCGACAGATTTTTGACTTTGCCCGACGCCCAGGATGGCAATGCATTAGATCCCGATGTTGAGGTCAGGATTGTCCGCGATCTCGGGATAAAGCTGGTTCCCGCTCCCAGTGCATTGAGCCATTGGTAGTTAGTAAATTCAGCCTCGGTTGCCCCATACTCACCAGTTAATAGGCTCCCTGTGTGGAGATAGGTTGGCCGTGGCCTAGGCGCAAGGACAGGCTCACCTGGTAGTGGCGCAATTAGATTGATGTCAGTTATTTGGCTTAATGGCCTAGGCGCAATCAGGGAACTTGTGGGGCGATTGCTACTCCACAGGTAGGGGGTGGCGTAATTGATCGATATACCACCAACTAGATCGTTCTCGGTAAGGATCCAAGTAACTGGCATGTCGAACCCGATAGGCTTAAAATAAACCTTGCCTGAGTCGCTCCAAAAAGGGACCGAACGACGCGCTAATGCATGGCCATCCATGGTACTCGCCCAGTCATAGGCAGAGCTGCCAGGTAAATCCCTGGGGACGACGACCGAGATAGTTGGAATGTCCAGAACGCAACCCGATCTTGCGGCGATCGCGTCAATCCGTGCAACCGAGATACCGGGATACCGAATATCTGCATATGCGGCAGGAGTCAGGCATTGCGACCAACGACCAACACAGGATACTCGGATCAGAGACATCCCCATCGTGGCAGAAAACACGCCTTGGGTTACGTCCAGGGATGAGACAGCAAAACCTATCCCCCCAACAGAAAGTCGCCTTCCAGGTGCAAAATTAGCGACCTGAGAAGCGTATTCAGACATCGGAACCAATAACTCAAAACTTAGGCTAGGATGCCCAGACAGCTCGCGCGACAACTCGAACGAATTGACCACATACTCTCTACCCATGCCAGACAGATCCAAGCATGGCAGCGCTTGACTGTTGATTATTGCGGTCCCGGTCTGCGGCTCTGGTATTCTGATCCGAGATCTTGCGGGGTCAAAGACGATCACACTCGATCCGTAGGTAACCCCATTAATGGTTACGCTTGACGGCGCAGCTGTACCCCCATAGGGGACCAGATCGGAGCTCAGGATCGTAGTAGCTGACTGCGCCAGAGGAACCACTAGACTGCCGGATCCCGTGATTGACTGATGCGGGACGATTGAGCCATTCCCCAGCAAGTAGAGAGGATCCGCGAAAATTAATATCAATTACCCACCAATCCTTTCATGTTTGCCTTGATAGCGTCTGCGATTTTCCGCGATACATCCATGCCTTGATTTGGGTCTGAACCGTGGAAGTTGTTGATCATCTCAATTTTAACCTCGCCATAAGCGGAAAGTGGCTTACTGTTGCCATTTTCTCTAGGGAGCTGAGGATTGAAGTCAACCGATTTTGGAATGAGCCTATCAATTAGCTTATCAAGATTATTGACACGACTGCTATCAAAATCCCTAAAGTTCGTGCTGTTCGGATCCCTGCCCTTTTTGCTAATTACTAGCCCATCAGCATTCCTGACGACATCGCCCTTGAGTTTATCAGCTAGTTGCGCACCTTCGGCCTTGGACTGAAACCCTTTAACAATTCCGTCCCCCTTTAGTAGTATTCTTTTTTCCTTAAACTCAGTGTCAATTAAGCTCCTATCTTGCAGCGCAAACCCCAGCTTTATCTTGGCGAGAACTTCGCCTTTCTTGTCTCCTGACTCCTTCGCAATTTCGCCCTCGGCCTGCGCTTCAGATATTGCTCGGCTATTGAGTAGCCGAGCTTTCTTCTCCTCAATCCCAAGCAAGATTTCCTGCTTCTTCAACTCCTGATCGAGTGCTGCTTTTTTGAGGTTAAACAGGTCCACCTCAAGGGTGAACTGCTTCCTGCTGAGTTCGTAACTAGCATTGGCCGACTGGACTTCAATGTCACGTCCGCTGCGATCGTCCCTGTATCCGAACCGCCCTAGTCCCAGCACCGAAGTGTCGCCACCAAGGGACTTTAAGCGATTGTAGATTGCCCCAATTGATTTTACGGTGGCGTCTTTCACTTGATCGTAGATCGAGCGGATACTCTCGATGCCAGAAAGCTTTCCTTGAGCAGAGGCGCTAGACAGAGTGTTTTGCTGTGTTCCGCTATCGGCTTGCCTGCCGATCTGATCAGATCTTTTCGATAACAGGGAGTCGTTCCGATCTGCCACCATTGCGGAGATTTCTTTTTCGATACTGAGGATCCGAGTAACTTCAGCGCGTCTGACCTTCTCTTTCGAGATCAGCAAATTGGCCGCTTGCTCGCGAATCTCAGACTCTTTGTCTGCGATTGCAATCCGAGCCTGTCCAGACTGTTGCTCTAGCTGATCCGCGTCAATCAGTCCCTGAGCGTAGTTAGACTGTATCTCCGACAGATTAGCTCTTAGTGCCCGCAGTCGGCTATTCTGTGCCGCTAACTCACTGGATTGAGTCATTACGTCCGAGTGCTCGGGCAAGTTGCCAGGATCTAGCGCGGTCATCCTTGTGATCGCACCTTGAGAGGTCTTGCTATCCCTCTCAATAAATGCGTCCCGGCCGGATCTGCTCAGGTCTTGCCTGAATAGTGCCTGCTTCCTCATCTCTTGAGCAATCGTAGCCTCTACTTGAGCAACTTCGGTTAAGCTCTGAAGAGCCTCGGCCTTGAGGGATAGAATTTCGTCCTGAGCCTTCTTGAGTGCATCGCCAGTCTTGAGCTTTCCAGCGCCGTTGATCAGGATATCTTCCTTGATGTTTGCCAGGGAAGTAAGATCCCGCGCTCTGGATGTTTTTTTGTCGGATAGTGCGGACTGGGCGATTGCTTTCTCCAAGGGAGAAGACTCCTTCCTTTGGTCCGCCTTGGCCACGTCCAGACCCAATTGAGAGGTCGCCAGCGTCAGAGATCTTTGTCCGTTTTCTAGCGACGCCGTTAAACCCTGAATGGCTTTTTGAATCCGCTGCGTAACATCATTGCCTTCTAATTGATCAGCAATGTCTGTCAGTGATTTTGCGAATCGCAGCAACTCAGGCTCTTCAGCCAGTAGATCAGGGTCCATCATCTCGATGGCACCTTGGAACGCCTTAAGTTTCTTGGCGATCTCCGTGGCTGCTTCCTTGTCCGCTTCGGTGGCTTGTCCCTTTCTGGCCTTGTCAATAATGACGTTGGCGGACTCTATATTTCTCTTCTGAGAGTCCATGCCTTTCTTTGCTTCGTCAATCTCTTGTCTGGCTCCTAGTTGATCAGAAGACAGGAATAGGGAGTCTTGGAAGCCTGACATCTTTTTCCCGTCACGATCATAGTTGTACGCCTTCCCAACTCTTCCGCCCAGCGCGTTGAGTGTTGCACTACCGAGCGCAGTTGTTGCCGCTCCGACCAGATCAAGTTTAAGCAATTTCTCCCCGGATCTACCAAGGTAATTTACTCCCTCGGTTTTCGCGGGTTTATTTCCATTGCGCTTGCGCTCTGCTTCCGTGAGTCGGTCTGTTGCCTCCCTCAGCTCTCTCAACTGCTTAATAGCCGCCGTGCCGTCAATCATTTGTATGGCGCCGCTCACAGCCTGGAATCCAGCGGCCAACAAAAGCAACTGGGGGACTGCGCGGACTATCGTCATTAATCCGCTACTGGCCAGGGCTAGACCCTGCATCGCGACTTGTGCTCGCGTTAGCCCGGTAATAAAACCAATTAACCCAAGGGTCGCGCTACCTGCCATGACAGTTCCCACCATCAGGCCAGAGCCAGCTATCGCGCCCAGCAGTGGAATTACTGGCCCCATCGTATTAATGGCATCCGCCGTTACGTTTTTGAGATAAACGATTGCGCCCGCAAGGTTGCCTCCAATCGCGAGAGCTACCTTGTCGGCCGCAGCCCCTAATTTACTGTCTACGATTTCAGGGTTCTTTGTGGAGTCAGAGATCCGCGTCTGTCCTGCGAACTCGGATAAAAAGTTTTTAACAAAAGCTTCCGAGTCGATAGACCCGGATTCTACGGCTTTCCCCAGGTTCCTGGGGTCTACTCCAGCCGCCTTAGCTGCTAACCCCCTTGCTCCGGGTAGGCGCTCCTGTATTTGCTGCAGCTCCTCGGTGTACAGCCCTTTTTCTCGGACTTGACTAAGCGCAGTCAGCACGCCGCTCGCAGCATCGTCCGTCATGCCTCTCTTTTTGGCGGAAAGGAGGAACTCGTCTAGTTGCTTTATGCTGGACGACTCGCTTAAGCCGAATGCCTGGTTTGCGGCGGCAAAGCTAGCCTGCGCAGTGGCTTGAGTGGTTCGGTCAACACCTTGCTTAGATAGGTCGCTGCCAGACGATTTAATGGCATTCCTTGTGCTTCCGCTGACCCCAGAAAGTGTAGCGTCAATGGTGGCATTTTTTTGCAATGCAGCCTTTGCTGATTCGGTAACCTTGAAGGCGACTACTGTTGCAGTGAGCGCAATAGCAAGCGGAATGATCTTGGGGGCAATTTTTTTGATAGTGCCCAATATACCATCTTGAGCGATGCTCGCCTTTAGTGGCGCAATCACGCCTCTGACAATCTTGTTAACTTGCCCCTTGAGTACGTTTATCCAGCTTTCCGGGATTAGCTGTAATGCAGGGCCAATAACAGGCGTATTGCTGAGGACAGATTGCAGCCTATCCGCAATAGACAAACTTCTCTGCGGTAGCAGTTGACGATCCTTTTCTGGCTGTCGCAATTTGAATTGACCGAGGTCTTCGCTCTTGACTAGCGAGATCCTGAAAGATACTGGCTCCGATGCCTGATTCTTTTTTCCGTTGAGCAGATCTAGTTCTTCGTTTAAAATCGCGATTGAAGAAATCAGGTTTTTGTCAACTCGACCACCGATAACAAAACCGTTTTTTAGTTTAGCGATCTCATCCGCGATCTCGTCTTTTCTTGCGGCTTTTCCGATTCGTTTTTTTCTGGATTCCTCTCTCTGATAGTCTCTGTAGTACTCGTCCTCTGTTTTGCTTTCTGCGTTCGGTACCGCGCGTTGCGCCATTTTACTGTAAGTCTCTGCGTCTCGCAGTAGCTTAGGGTCTCTCCTGCCGCCAATAACAAAAGCGTTTTTAAGCTCAGCAGCCTTCTGCTGCCCATAATCTCTTTCAAGGATTGCCTTCGAGATCTCCGTCTCCCTGAGTTGAGCCTTGGTTGACTCCTTTAATCGCTCTCGATTGGAGTGCTCTACCGATACAGTCTGCTGTTCAACCCTTTTAAGAGACGCTTCGTATTCCTCCTCTAGTGAGATGATTCTCTGGATTGATTCTTCTATTTCTCTTAGTGCCTGCTCACTTGCCTTTATCGCGGCCACATTTTCGGGGCTAAGGCTGAATAGATCATCTCCAGAGAGTTGCCCAAGCATATTCTTCCTAATGGCTTGGATTTGAGGTACCAGAGCCATTCCTGCACCAGCGCTAGCTAGTCCGCTTCCTGTCGCTCCCATGGCGACCTTGCCCAACAGGAACCCAGAAATATCCCCGGTGAGCTTATCCCCCAAGTCCCTTCCTAACATGGGAGATAACCTAGGAAGATTCTTTGCTATTCTAGATCGCTCCAAAGCGATCGCTGCGGCATTTGTAGCACCCCTTGCAACGATGGTGGCGGTAATTTCCGCGATAGCCTGAGCCACCGGACCGTACCCGGCTGTACTAACAGACGCGACGGTTGATGCTCCAGCGACCAGAGCATCCCCAATAGCTCCGCTATCAAGCGCTTTCTCGATCTCCGAGGTGATAGTTGTTTTGGCTTTCTGGACAGCGTCTGCGGCCCTAGATTTGAGGCTATTTAGATCGTCTCCATCCTCCCATGGGGATGCAGATACCTCTACAATGCCTTGCCTTCTAAGGATCGCCGCTTTGGCCTTAGGATTAACCTTGCCCACCGCGCTTGTGATCGCGTCTCTACCCGTGCTCACCACGCCGCTAGCAATACGTTGAGCAGCAAAACCAATGCCGCCTAGCTCAATGCCTTTGGCGGCATTGTTTCTCAAAACAGCCGCACCCGCACGAGCTGTAAGCTCGAAGCTTTCTACTACCCCGGATTGGATGGTATTCCCAATCCCTTGAAGCGCTCCGGTCTTTACAAAGCCTGGCAGGGCGTGATCAACAACTTGGCCAACGACATGGCCAAGGTGCCCGATTACCATGTCCGTCACGGGAGCCAGTCCGTGACTGATCGCCTGACTCCCTACAGTCAACGCACCTCCAATGGCAGGGTTGATCGCAGAAATTCCGGCAAGTGCAGCGCCGGGTAGGACGGTTGCTTGCATTACTGCCTTGATCGGCTTTCTTGCGAGCGCAGCACCTGGAATCATCGAGAATGCCGCTTTCTCTCCGAACTCGGCGGCTCCATATGCCGCTTTGCCTGCCTGTTTTGCCGTGGCCAAAGTGCCCCTTGCGACCGCTCGTAACTGAGGGGATGCCGCAATGGCACCCACCAGCGCCGTCAGATTAGTGGTAGCTGTCGATACCGCATCAGCAAACTGCTCTAGTCGGGTAGACCCTTCTAACGCGTCAGCGGAAAGCTGTGCGATAGCGACCGAACTAGATCCGATTCCCTCTTCTTCTGACTTGCTCTGCTGAGCTATCGTCAGATCCTTGATAAATGCATAGGCTAGCTTCTGATCCTTGACTGCGCTCCGAAGTAGTTGATTCGCCTCTCCGATCTGGGTGTTGTTGGTATCGACGCCCGATTTTCTGCTTAACGAGATCAGTTGGGCTTGATGCTTGCTTGCTTCAGACTTCTTGAGTAGGTCATCAACTTTTTGATACGCCTCGGGACCAAGCGCTTTGGCGCGCTCCCTTAGGCCCGGGTTAAATGCAGGATTGTAATCCGATTTTGCAATCTTATCGCCCAGATCGTCAGCCTCGGCACTATCTCCCACTCGATCTCTAAGGACCTTGGCCTGCGCCTCTAATTTAATTGCATCGTCAGACGCAATCCCGATGTATTGCTGCAACTCGTCTGATACCTTGGCCAGTTCTTGAGATGATATAGCAAAGTTATCGCCCAGTTGCCCGCTGACTTGCAGGAAATGAATCAACTCCTCCCGGACTACCTCGATGTCGCTATCATCCAGGGTGTCGGCACTGGCCTTTGATAGCAACTCCCTGGAGAGCGAAATAGAGCGTCCGGTCTGACTGACTGAGGCGTTCGCGCCCGACTGCTCTAGCCTGGCAGTGGAGTCAATAAGCTCAGGTTTCTCTGCAAACACAACGCCCAACGCTTTTTCGATGCGCTGCATTTGAGTCTCAATCCCTTTAGGGATCTGATCCGCGTCTGCGAGTGCATTGGTTAGTTTGGCTATCTCCTTCTCTAGAGACTCAATTTCCTTGTCTATAACTTTCAATCCTGACTCGTCACCTGCATCGACAAGCTTGTTTTTTTGCGTCTCCTTGTCTGCACGCACGGACTGAGTTGCGGCGATCTTGGCCGTCAAATAGGGTTTTTCGCTACCCCCTTGGAGATACTTCCTTTCTTCGCTTAAAACCTTTAGCTTTTGGTTTTGTAGTTCCCTGGATGCGCGGATCTGAGCCACCAATTCTTGTTGCTCGGCAAGCTTTTTCTCGGCAAGGAGCTTCTGTTTGTCTGCGATCGCAACTTTCTGAGCAAGAAAAGCCTCGGCTTCCGCTTGACTTAATTCTTTCGACTGCTGAGCCTTTAATGCTGTATTAGCCTTGGCCGAATTGACCATCCGAGCGTTAAGCTCGACCTCGGCAGCTGGGAGGGATCTCCTTGCTTTGTCACTAGCGGAAGCTGCGGCTAGTCTGGCGGAAGACGACTGACTGCGATCGGAGAAGATCTTTGGTCCATCCTCCATTTCTTTCCTGAGTCGCGATACGACTGCCTGTTGCTCGGCCAACGACGTTGACTTATCAAGAGCGGCTTTCTCTAGCGGAGGCAAAACCTCGGATCGCCGCAACTCGGTAACCTCCGATCTATTCTCCCGGGTTGGGTTTGCTGCTAACTCCTTGAGCGCCTCCCGATATCCGTCTGCCAATTCTTGGGTCTCGTCGATCTTCTTAGCAAGGGCTTTCTCTACCTCCGCAAAACGACTCTCTCCATTAAGGGAGTAGTCTGCCTCTTTTTGGATGGAGCGATATTGTTCTGCGATCACCTCCAGCCGTTCCGGTTGCGCAAGCTGCTTTCGTCTTTTTTTTGCGCTTTTCTGCTCAGCCGATCTTGCCGCCCGGATCTCTTCCACTTCGTCAGGGGAGAACGTTTCGGCTATTGCGTTTTGAGTTTTTGAGATGCTAGACTTGGCAGCTTTTGCCTGCTCGGCAAGCGTCGGAGCTGCTGGCTTGATGTAACTCTTGACATTCTTCTCGGAGAACAGCAGGGTAATCACATCATTGTAGAGACGCATTTCTTCAGACAGTCCTGCGCCTTGAACCTGAAAAAATGCCTGAATAGCTCCCGAGATCTGAGTGTAGTCCGCAGATCCAGACGCGAGAGATTCGACATAATCAAGAGCGCCCGTACTTGTCTTATAGAAGTCATCGGCAAACTTCTTGATTCCACTCCCTAGGGTTTTTCCTAGCGCATTTCCTATTTCTCCTCCGCTACCAAATATCTGGGCAAATGGTTCAAAGATTCCAGCCGTGGCGGACTTGGCGAATTCGTGAGTAATCGTGTGACCGACCTCTTGAAAAGCGCCGCGAGTGATTGTCCCAATCGCTCCCGATATCGTAGAGGTTGGCAGACTCAGAGCCTTAAGAGCTGCCTTGACTGGACCAGCTAACGCAGTAGAAAAACCGCCCAACAAGTTACCGCCTTGAAGGTCTTTTTGAACCTTCTCGATCTGCTTCCCAAGTTCCTTCGAGAACGTTCCGCTTAGATCTATTTCGATATCTTGATCAGAGCTAGTCGGTGTCGTGCGAGTGCCATTAACCCCGATCTCTCGGCTCGTCAGATTGTCTAGCTCCCTCTCTAGGCTGGACGTGTCAGCGGTTAGCTGAATGTCTAAATCTAAACTGTCGTCCGAGTATCCAGAGAGGGCTGAAGCTGCCATGTTTGTACCTGTGTAATGACCTAATTGTACCCTATCTGCTCTTCCGAGTTGCTGCTATCCAGTCGCGAGAACCAACCTTCCCGCTAGTAATGCCGAGCGGAATCGAGTAAGCGAGGACCAGCGAATCGAGCAGGTCAGGAGAGTGGCCCAGCTTTTCTCTTAGCTCTTTCTTGGAAACCAAATACATCTTGGAGCCGTCGCGAACATCTCTTCTGGTAATGGACGCGAATTCTTTTAGTAGTGCATTCCATGACTCTTCTGAGCACAAGAAACCGCCCTCGAAATCATCCCCCTTGAGGAGCTTGGCCAGTTCGTCAAATTGTTCGGCCTTCAGATTCCCGTAGTCTTGCTTCTTACTAGCGGCCTCGCCCCACTTGATACGATGAACGCGTCCCTTAAACCAGGATTTGAGCGGACCATCAAGCCAGCTACCGACGCCAGACGCATCGTAAGCGACCGCTCCAAACTCGCCATACTCAGCCTGTAGCTCTTTTGTCCTGGCTGACAGGCGATCACCATCATACCCGTCGCCAACAGTAGGGAGTAGTTCGCAATGGACAACCAAATGGCCGCGCAGTATGGATATAGCCGAATCATCCCCTCCATCGCCGCAATCCAGGCCGACCGATAAAGATTTGTTTTTGTGCAACTCCAGTAATTCGGACCGACTAGAAATGGATTTATCCCTAATCCTATGGAGTGTCGCTATCGGAAATAACGAGTCTGTCGAGTCTACCGGAAAAATCCCCTCGACCCGGCCTAGCCAGTACGCAGTGCCTTCTCCTCTGGACTTGCGAATACCTTCGATCCAGGAAATTGAAACAGCTCCAGGAATAAGATCTCGTGGTAGCTCGGCTGGCCATTCGTCCTGAGGCTTTACATCCCCCTGAGGAGATATTATCTGAACAGCTATGTCAGGCTTGAGCCTATGGGTTCCGTCAGGACCCACCTGATAGGCCCAAGAAACATTAGGATGTCCCCAGCAGGACAATCGAGTGGATGACTGTTGACAGGAGTAGTAAAACGGCGTGTAGGGGCAGACAGGATTACCTACTCGCAGTATCCTATTGTTTTCCCCGGTAGCGCAGGAAATAAAACCGTCATCAACTAGGGGGCTGATGCCGTTCGCCTCATCCTGGATAAACAAAAAGTAATCCGCGTGCATCCCCTGAAACGCATCTGTGTTGTGATCAGAGCTACTGAATCCAATCGCAAATACCGACGGGTTGACAAACAAATCGAGGGTGTTGCAGGTGCCGCCGAGAATCTGGCTGAACCTAGAGTGAGTCGATCTAATCTCTTTCCAGATCAGGTTTTTAACCTGCCGGAAGGTTGGCGCGGTCGTAACAACTTGACCACCAACCGCAAACAGATACCAGAGGGCGAGCCTAGCAGAGATGGCGGTTTTTCCTACCCCGTGAGAAGCTTGGACATTGGTGACTCGATTGTCGCGAACCGAATTGCAGATATCTGCCTGCTCTTTTGTGCAGACAAAATTGAGCTTGTCAAAGAGGAATTCGACCGGACGATCCTTGTACTCAGGAAACGGTACCGCCCAGTCCTGTAACTGCAACTTGGCCCATTCGGACCCAACGATATTATGATCGATATCCCAGAAATATTTACCCATTGCGGATCATTAATTTATCGAACTGATGATACGCATCAAGAAAATCATCCAGTCCATTGACTCCGCCGTTGACGACCTGTCGGACGGCGTGAGGATCTATCTCGTCAAGCAATCTATTTTGCTTAAAAAATTGAGCAAGTATTCTGCAAGCGATTTGAGGATTTAACGCGAGGTCTGGTATCTTCTCCAGATCGACGCCTATCAGTTCGCCATATCTTTTGTAATTAGCCCACCACGACAACTGGATCAGGCCCCTTCCCGCATACTCCGGGAATCCATCGACGTACCTACCTAGTGCGTCTCCGTACTGCTCACGGAAATAGGACTCGCTGCCATACTCTCGTTGCGGGATAAATGACGGACATTCGACTGAGATCGTTGCCAATGCGTTTAGGACTGATTGACGTCTTCCCCCTTGGAGGGATAACTCGATTACCAGTAGTGGGTAGTTTGCTTTTACCGCGACTAGATCCGCCTGTGGAATTACTCGCTTGATCAGTTGCGGTGTCAATCCAAAATTCAATGCCATCGATTACTCTACTCCCTTACGAAATGTGGTTACCGGGGACGCCCAAAGCGGCCTCGGTTATACGTCCCGCTATCCTCTCCAACCAGGGTGCTGAGCCCTTATCAACTCGGGCGTTGTTTGGTCTATTGCCTTACGGCGACCAAAACCTGCAAGTACCTAGTATCTAGTATCTAATTTATTTAATTCCAAGATGCTAATCCCAAAAAGCGCCTAGCCTTTCTTTTTTTACAAAAAGATGCGCTAGTACGCTTCTAGTTCCTTGACTTTTGCAGGATGCAGATATGGGTTTTACGTTTGCATTACGACCTATCGCTAGGTGGGCTATCACACCCGGCTATTTTATAGCCCGTATAGGCGCTTATTCGCCTAAATGACCCACAGACCTTGCCTTTACTTATACGTCTTTCTCGGCATCCCTAGAGGCTTGTCTGAGTATACTCTCAGAACTTATGGCTGACAGGCTGTGACTTAATCCAACTAAGTGACGAGTCTCACGCACTTTTTGGTATCGCTCCTGCTCTCTCTTAATAATAACATCGTTGGATTATTTTTGCAACAAGATATTTTTGTCTAAACAATATCCTGTTCAATGATATTGTTTGCGGGAATGTCGATAAACTTTTCAGTTAGCTGATCGATCCATCAAAAAGTCGGGCATAATAAAAATATCAAAGCAACCGAGGAGTTAATCATGAGCCACTTAAACGGAATCGATTTGGCCATCAAATGCCAGTGCCCCCGCGCCTTCGCAAAATTAGCGGCATTAGAAGCCGCTAAATACCAGGAAGCCGAGGCTGTATTCGGAGTGCAGGTTCCGACCTCAGAGCAAGAGTGGGCCGCAGTTGAGGACATGTTTTTTGTTCCTCGACTATCCGACGCGGATCTGCTTGCAATCGAAAATCTTTTCAGCTAGATGATCGACCCATCAAGGAACTGGGCATACTAAATACATCAAGCAAAACAAAACAGGTACACAACCATGATCGCTATCAGCAAAGAACAGAGTTACGCAGAATTGAGCGCGGCGATGAATCGCATTTACTCGGAGGCCTGGGAGTGGGTTGTTATTTCCCCGGCTGAAGATGACACCCCGATCGCCAATGCTCCTACATCTGGGTGGGTGCAAAAGATCATGAGCCTAGCTCCCATGGATTATGTCCTCACGGAGTTTTAGCCAATGTACGCACCAGATTACGGTATTGAGTGGGTACCCGGTTCCGGGTACCGAGTGGTAGGCTATAAAGATCCGAGCAAGACGAGCGAGTTTGTGGGCATGAGCCTACAAACTGCGCAAGGCATAAAAGCAAAACTAGAGAGCGAAGGGAGAGTTGATGACTATCCTCTAGCCTTAACGGCCGCTTCCAGTGTCTCAAAATAATAAATAGTGCACTTACATCGGCTGGTGCAAGCGCAGCGAACTCCCGGCGGTGGGAGTTCGCCTTTTGTTTTGACGCCCATCGCATGGTATCTTATGCACTCAGGACAATGTTCGCAGTCGGCAAGTGATCGATAACAGTAGGTCTGATTTCGGTCATGTATGGCGATTGCGCTACCCTGCGACGTGTCGAAGGCATATCGGACAAGCCTATTAGCCAATTGCGCGTCAGAAACCTTGCCAGATCGATGGCCATTGAAGACGAGATCTAGATATTTGTACTGGACCTGTAGATGTCTCCCTACTGACAGCATTGTTGGGTTTTGTGTCGAGACACCTCCTGACTCGATGCCTGCGATTGCGACCGTGCCGCGTCGAATTGCGTCCCTAATGTCGCGCTGCAATTGCTCTAGACCGATCTCTTTGTCTTGATATTTTTGACTGGAAGCCTTGACGTCCGCTATGGCTTTTTTTTGGACGCGCTTCTTGAACGCCTCGATCTTGCGCTTTGGGACAAACCCGTTTTGATCTCGGTATCTCCCTGATTTTTGGTCGAAAGTGTATTGCTGCATTGTAAAATAGGGGGAGGACTTTGGGCAAAGAATGGCAGCACCGAGAGACTATCCAAACCTAAAAAACGCTGGGAGAGGACGCCCTTACCTGGGTTGGTCGGACCTTCGCATCAGGATCCCACCAAAGCTAAAGACGAGAATAGAGGATCTTTCGCAGTCTTCGGGCGTTACACAGACAGATTTGGTCTGTGGGATTCTGCTGGCATGGCTAGAGGGATTGGATTAGTCGGCCAAAGAGTCCGTGATAACGCTTTCTGCAAGGGAGATGATCTCTTGACTTGCTCCTGCGTCAGCAAGCGCGGACCTGAGTCTTGCCTGTACTTTCCTCAGGTCGCTAGCAATCTGCTCTCTTGCGGTTACTCGGCTAGAGGTAGCGAGAAATTTGACCTCGCTATCGACAAACTTGCGAACCTGATCGTAGTACATGATCTTTCGCTGTTCGAGGCTATTCAGGATAGCACGAACATCTCTAGGTTCAAGGTCTTCCTCTCCGTTGTCCACGGACTCAATCTGATCGTTGATCAGTTGAATCTGTAGCTTCATTTCCCTGATCATCCCCCTAAGGGAAAGTTCGTCAAGCAACATGGTCCGTCACCGCTAGTAGAAAAACCACGTTACTCGGTAGTAGCGCGATGTAAAAGAGAAGGAATTCGAGAGAGATGTCTGGACTGTACGCCAAACTTGCGGGGATGCAGGCGATCACAGCCAAGGCAGCATTAAATAAAAGAGAGGAGCATAGTATTTTAACCATGCTCCCATTTTACCAAAGTTGAACAACAATTGGGCCGCATGAGTGATCACGAGACTACACAAACAGCTTTAAGGCGGCATCGACTGCCGCCGTCTCTTACTCTCCGAGCAATAAACCCAACAGCGGATCGCCCTTTAGCCACTCGCCGATATCCGACTGCAAGGGGTCCAGTCCCGAATTAATCGTCAAGGACTCGATCTGGTCTGCGGCCTTGGCCTTGTCCGTGGTAATGCCTAGGAGCGCTCGGCCCTCCTCCACCGTTATTAGGGGGGTTGTCGCATTGCAGGCTTGTGTGATAGCAGTTAGCTTGCTGGTTGACGAGTCCGAATTGATTTTATTGGTTTCCGCTGCGATCTTCTGATCTTCGACGTGCAGCGGAGTGTAATTGAGTGTGTAGCTATCGTCCCAGGATCCCAAAAGTTTTGCGAGTTCTACTATCTTTGCTTTCAGCCCTTCGCAGATTGCGTCGATCTTTTGGTGGTAATGCTGCGTCTCGGAGTCGTCCGCCCCCAGGCCGGTTTTTCCCTTGGTGTTCCAGAAGATCGAGTAAGCTAGTCCGGTTTTGGCAACTACGTCATCCATCGCAGCATCATGCAATTCCTTTAGTCCCGTTAGATTGCGCTGAAGAAAAGTTGCAGACGCAGACTTTGAGTCAACCGCAAGAATATTTTCCTGCTCTACCGCCGCAACCACGTCCGATATGTGCTCTCTCAGGTAATCGCGATCATCCTCACTGCCGATCAGATCTGCCATTCCCTCCATCCCGTACACAAGTAGGTTGGATTTATGTAGCGCCCGCATTAGGCTGTATTTGCTAGCTTCGTACTGTGCGATTGCATCCGCAATCGTATCGACATAGCTCAGTCCCCAGCCTCGGTTAGCCTGTCTCAATCTTCGACTTAGCGGCAGTCCGTCGATCACGACCAGCTGATCTTTTGGTATCTCGATAACGCCGTCAACGTATTGCCCAAGGTAGTTGTAACTACCAATACCGCCGATCACCGTATTTGGGATTAATTCGTCCGCCCCAATCGCCTTAGGTCCGTCTGCGGATGAGACGACGGCGGCGCCGCCAAAGATTAACGACGCGCGGTAAGCGTCTCGGACAACTGGTATTAGTGCGCGGATTGACCGAGTAGCACGTTCCGCCTCGCTCGTATCCTCTGCGGATACCGAGAACTGGGCATCCTGCCACTCGTCGGCAAGCAGCGAAACCGCTCGCATGATTAGCGGTTCGGTAGACAGTTGCTCAAGCTCTGGCCAAGAACGGAATCTCGACCCCCTAAGTTGATAGTACGCCTCCGAATCTCCAGTAGTTCCAACGCCCTTGACCAGATTGAGTAGAGAATTTAACTGTGTTGCCATTATGCGATCCTACCTAGGGCGATGGGGATAACTCCCGCGCTTAATACCTCTCCTGCGCTTGGTCGCGTAGCCGGGAACGCTGCGTATGCACGGGTTACCAGGAGAGTGGTATACAACAAGGCCGCACCCATTGCGGGGTTTGTTCCTAGTAAGCTGGGAAAAGAAGTGACCGGGAGCGCCCTTATGGAGCAATTGCCAGAGGACGCGATGCCAAGATAGTAAAACCCTCTGGAGAGCGCAATACTAGGCGATACCGAGATCGTTACAGCGCCTAATGTTGCAACGCTAAACGTCGCCGATCCGAAAACTAGATTCTGGCTAGAGTCATAGATCGATAGTCTTGCGGTTCCACCTGCAAGCACGGTTGTCACCTCGACCCTGATCTCGTCAATCGTTCTGGGAGCATCAATCCAGATCGGGAAAAAGCGATCTACCCCTGTGGTTATTGATATAGTTGTCGGAGTGGCCATCGTTGCCACGCCCAGAGGGATGTAGGTGCCAACCGCAAATGCAGGCATGATCTGACCCGCTGCTGTTACACGGGCGACCCCTCCACCCTGATTGATTACTGTTCCGTTGTCAAAAATAATAGAACTAGCAGTGAGCGAGGGCGATCCGTCCGCCTCGGATACGGTCACGCCACTTCCCCCAGCTACGGTCGCTGCGTTGATCGTTAAAGTCCCTGCCGTATCGTTGTAGGAAAGCGTTACATTACTGCCGCCGACAAGCAACCCTGCAACCCTGTCGTCAACCGCCTCCGAAAAGTCGCCAATGTCAGTTGCAATGTGCGTGTGAGTAAATGGCGCAAAAGTGTTTGCCGCAACGTCGCTAGCCGTGATCGCCCCATCCTGGATTTTTGCGCTAGTGACTGAGTTATCTGCAAGCTCAGATGTTCCGACCGAGTTGGCCGCTAACTGGCTAGACGTGATAGTGTCAGGTCCAAGAGTGATAGCATTTACGTCGATAGTTAGCGGACTGCCAGCCAACCCATTTCCGCTAAGCGGAGGCGAAGCAAAAACCGCTCCACTGCCACCAGCGCCAACAATGCTAGATACACCATTGATGACCTGATAGAGCTGGCCAGCATTGTTGTAAAGAGAGATCGCGCCACCCTGGGGGTTAGGGACACCCGATGGGTCCAGAGTGATGGAGTTAAACGACGGAGCTGCACTAAGTAATGAGGCTAGCCCTCCCGTGGACGGGAAGGGAACCGTCCCGTTGTGAGATATCCCAGAAGGCGTTGATCCATCGTAGGAATAAGCTACGGCTATCGTGTAGGTACCAGCGGGAATACTGCCCGCGCTCTGAGCGACTGAGATATTTCCCGGCTCGTAGAACCCAGAAAGAGAAGGCGCGTTGCTAGCTAGCGTGACGGACGGAAGAGAAGTGACGCTAGCTGATTGAGTAGGTTGAGCTAAGGGAAGGTAGTTAGCTCGGTAGGTCGTTCCTCCGCTAGAAAGATAAACCCTGATCAATGTCGGGTTAAAGCGTCCATAATTTTTCCCTGCGCATCGATCAGGGTAGCTGTTGCGAATTGTTCCGTTCCCGCTCGAATCGCATGGATGATCGATTGTGACAACAATGCCGCCAGGAGCGCCTAGCGTTATGGCGCCAGCGCTAAAGACATCCTCCAAAGGAGACGTGCTAATCGTGGCCAACAGAGCGTCGTTTGGTCCGTCGTTATAGGTAGGTAGTTGGCTCCTGACTTGTCCGTTAACGTCCGCCACTGCTTGTTCAAACGGAGAGTTGGCCGAATATCCCGTAGTTGTTTGTCGGGACTTTAGGGGAGATTGAAAGCCATTGAGAACGAGTTGACCACTTCCGGTAATCGTACTTAATCCAATCCCAGGGGTTACGACAAGACGATCACCGCCAGAGCCAATATAGCTCCCGGTCAGGCTACTGAAATCCGCTTTTGTTGCTGATTCGCTCTGCACGTATAGATTTATCAGCAAAGATCTCGTTCCCTGCAATGGAGCAAAGTCGTCCTGGGTGAATCGGATCTTGACCGCATAGATCGCTTGACTGCCAGCAGGGAGATCGACCGGGAGCGTTATTTGCGCTCCCGCATTGTAGTCAAACAGGATGTTGGGAGCAGAAACGGCCATAGAATCATCTATGGTCCCGTCCGCCCTTGCGTAACCGTACAGAGTGACTTCAATCTTGCCGGAGAATCGACTTGTAACGTTACTAGAGTCTGCGAGTACTTGCAAGCCGATTCGAGTGCCAGAGAGTAAATCAATCGCAGAGTCAGACGATATCGAATAATAGAATCGTCTGCTGTAGTTTCCTGTCCCGAGATAGGATATTAATTTTGGCGGAGACTGAATTCCTAGGTTGCTTTGAGCCTGCCCATTGGGACCAGTGAGCGACGATGGAATCGGATTAAGTGAATTGACATTGTGTTCAACCCATACTCCGCCAGACCCCGAAATTATTGATGTACCATTCGCAGGCAGTGGCCATGAGTTCTCGAATCGGAAGACTCTCCCACCTAGTGAAGTGATTGTTACCAGTTGACCAAGAAGCGCAGTCGCAGGCAACACCAAGGGTGTTGCGATCTCCCTGTTGAACCCTAGCTGGAGATCACTGGACAAAGCTACCGAAATAGGTAACGACACGTAGTCATCAAACCCGTCGATAGCTTCGACGCAAGCGGCCTGAATAAAGGTTCCGGCCGCGCCAGTCGGACTGATCGCGACAACGTAGCGCTCTAAGTATTCTCCCGGCAAGCTGAAAGCCGCCGGAATCTCGACGACTACGCCTTGACCTACTGCGTACGAAATACTCGCAGTGTCGCCGCCCAAGCTGTTGCCAGCAAGGTTTTGGGCCAGTAGCTTAACAAACACCGTTCCGCCTGCCGTAGTAGATCCGACCGCTGTAGAGAGGACGGGGGCAACTGCGGGATTAGTTCGACTTAAAGGGAAAGTTGACATGCTGTTGTGTTTCGCTCAATCCTGGTATTAATTTGTATAATGTCTCGAATTTTAGTCCACCGGACGCAATGGCCCAAACAATTAGGCCGACACCTATTTTCCTTCCTAGTCCAACCGTCGTTTTTACCTGATCGTCAACGTGCTTAACGGTTTCCTCTACTCGAGTTAGTCGATCCTCGATACTATCTAACTTATCGATCACCCCCTTGCTAAAGCCTCCAAAAGTAATCATAATACCTCTACTGTGCTCTGGATAAAATCAAACCTAATCCTAGTCGCCAGAGACACGTCCAGGATTCCGCAGACATTTAGGGTGCCAGACATCTGTATTGAGCTAGCGTCAATAATTCCCAGCCTCTCCGTATACGTGCGAACAGGAGCGGAGCTATTGACCTGCGCAGAATAGCTGGAGTAGCTAGGGAGCAATTCGTCGCGGATCTTCACGAGCTGCCGCGTCTCGCCTAGGGATGCAGCAATCGCCGATTGCTCCGCTAGCTTCTTGATCGCCAAATACACAAACAACCTGGACTCTCTGCACTCAATCGAGATCCTTCTCTGTGGAGACACGGGACGAATGACCGCCCGATTAAATCCATTGATAACGGAGGATTGCTGATAGTGATTATAGGTGCCACCATATCTATCTGGCTCTACCAGCAATCTCAGGAATGTATCGGGTCCGTCTACGACTAGCACGGACGTAGGAATACCCAGATCTGAAATGATCTGGGTAGGCAAGGCTATCTGTAGTTCGCGAAAAATCGTAGACAAAATAGTTCCGTTAATGTCTATGCCTATTGTACCAAGACAACCGGATTATTGCCTTACCTGAATAGGCATTACTAGCGAGATCGGTACAACGGCGGACTCTGGCACTATCGTCACAGGAGTGGTTGCGCTATTTATGTTGATGACAACACGCTCACAATCAATATGACTCAGTGCGCTCGCAAGGTATTTCACATTAAATGTCAAGGTCCCTTCGTACTGGCCAGGATTTTCCGCGTCGATGGGTTCGCTAAACTGCCCCAAGGTGGAACGAGTTACGGCGACAACCAGCTTGCCCTCCGAAAACCTCAGGTCAACCAATGAACTTTCTGCCCCCAGGAACACACTTGATCTCCCAATCGCTTGAGTCAGTGCCGCCCTATCGACAACTATCGAGTGCTTCCATTGACTTGGGATAAGCTGCGCATACATGGGATATTGGCCGTCCAGCACCCGAAAGGATAGCACGGTATCACCAAAACAGAAAGAAATGTTTGGGGATTTTTCGGAATAGCCTACTATCACAGTTTCGGAGCGAGCTAGGCATTTTAGCAGGTGAAATGAGGACTTGAGCGAAAGAGTTAGGTTTAGTGGCTGACCAAAAGGGATGGCATCCGCCACAGCCAGACGATGGCCGTCTGTGGCCGCAACAGTAAGCTTGCCATCCTTCGCCAGAAGATTGACTCCACATAAGATCTGTTTTGACGCATCCGTGCTTGCTGCGTACAAGGCGGATGCGATTGAGCGAGAGAGATCCTTTGCTTCGCATTCAATCCTATCATTGTCGCCATGTGGCGGCATCTCAGGAAAGTCCTCGCAAGGCAGGCAACTGATCTGGCAAGAGGACGATCCGCAGCTTATGGATACAAGATTGCCACTTGCGGACAGTTTCAGATCGTCGGCAGGAAACTTAGACACAATGTCGTGCAGCAATTTTCCTGGAACACATGCCGAGCCATTAGACGAATCAAAGGCAGTGGCCTTAGTTCTGATGGAATTCTGCAGATCAAACGCTATTAGTTCGATCTCTCCTTCTTTGCACGTCACGAGGATTGTGGAGAGAATCGGATGGCTTGACGTAGTCGATACGTAGGGCAGAACTTCAGAAAGCTTGGCCGAGAATTCTTGTTGGTCGATGGTGAATTGCATTGTTTCGTTCTTTTCTGGGATAGGACGAGTGAATTACTGAGGCGATCCGTGTTTCGCAATACTCAAGATCGTATGCTTCCAGTTCTTCCAGAAGTCCAGGGCTTTGCTATCCATTTCGTCGATCTCATCATCCGTAAATCCCTCCCACGTCGTGAGCGTATGTTGCTGACAGCCAATTGCAACTACTCCCAGGTTTTTGGCGATCACCGCTGGATATACTCCAGTCTGGAGGGTGATAAGCTCTTTGTTGTTACCTACCCGGAGGAATCCCAGATCTACGTCACTCAGATCTGCATCACTCAGGTTTGCATCACTCAGGTTTGCATAACCCAGAGTTGCATTGCTCAGATCTGCATTGCTCAGATCTGCCTCACTCAGGTTTGCCTCCCTCAGGTTTGCATAACTCAGGTTTGCATAACTCAGGTTTGTATTACTCAGATCCGCGTAACTCAGATCCGCATTACTCAGATCCGCATTACTCAGATCTGCGTCACTCAGGGTTGCGTAACTCAGATCTGCATTACTCAACTCTGCATCGTTCAGATCCAATCTGATTCCTTTCTCTCCGTTGCTAACCAGCCAAAGTAAATGTTTCCCGCACTTTTCTTTGGTAAAAACTTCGCTGAATTGCATGCCCGTAATCTCCAATCGCTCTACCCCCTAAGTATGGCTTGTCTCGACAAAGATGTCAAGAGACTGGCTAGAGTTGTCCGTAGGAGACGATTTCCCCGTTCAGAGACATTCGCGACAGGATTTCTCCCGGCAATTCTGCGAGGGAATCCGATCCTCCAAGAGGGTAGAGCTTGGCAACCTCGGGAAATTCGTCCAGATCTGGATTGATTACCATCATCTGGACAGCAATCTCGCCATGCTCTCCGTGCAGATCGACGCAGAGGCACTGCGGGCAGGCCAGGATTCGATGGGAGGATCTGCTTAGCCCATCCCAATGGCTCCTAGTTAGGTCAATTCCCGAAGCAGATAGCATCTCCCTTGTCCACCCTGGTACCAGATCCCAATATTCAGCAAGCAAACTCAACACCACCGAATCCGCCCTTGCTTGTCTGCCTTTGCTAAATGGCTGGTAGTCGGAGAGTTGCGGCTTGCTGTGCTCCCCACTGTTAGCACAAGCAAACATCCATGCCGACAAGCTTTGTATGTAGGTCTGATCTTGGAGCCTTTGCCTGTACCTAGACTGGCAGGAATTCATGAGCGCATACAGATCCTCCTCTGGCGTCGAAGCAAGGGCCGTCATACTCTTAAGCTCGTCGATAGGGCCAAATTCGGAGAGGAGAAAAGCCCTATTCTCGACAAGATCTATTCGAGATCTTTTGAGCCTAAGAGGAGATCTGAGAAAAAAAGCGATTTTCCCTGCTCCGTTGTTAGTTGCTGATTCTCTCCGGTTGACTCGCTTACATAAAACGCGAACAGATGATCTAACAACCCAGACAATCCCAGTCCACAGACTGATTGCTTTTCTCCGAAAAAGGCTTGAATCTCTTCCGTCCCCTGGGTAAATGCGTTAAAATCCTTGACGGACTCAACCAAGTCTTGGACGACAAGTCTCTCTAGGGAGAAGATATGCAGCTCGATCAACTGGGTTTGTCTAGCGTATTTCCCGAATGCCAGATACTCGCTCGATTCGATCGAGGACTGAAAGGCTGGATGGCTGAGGATTTGACTCCTTGTTTGCTCGGCGACTGTATCGGGATGTCGCAAGACATCTAGTATGTCACCCTGCGGAAGACCCGTCCGATCAGATAAAAAGCTGCTCGCCTCAAGATATAGCTGGTCTTCCGTTTTGCGCTCTGCGAGGGCAACGGAGATTGCGGAGCGCTCTCCCGCTGTTACAAAGCCCTTCTTTTCTACGTCTAGATATCCAAGGGCATCGGAACCGATTTGGGTGATTGTTTTTTCCGGGATCGCAAACATAAAAAACCTGATACGTTCATCAAGATTGTATCAGGCTTCGACTCTTGTCGCCAGTCTTTTATGTTAAAACCCAAAGATCCTCGTCGTCATCGTCGGGTGCTTCCTCTACGGCATCAAAACCCTCTGCGTCCTCAAAACCGCAATCATAGCCCTCCATAAACCCGTGATCATAAATCGCATCCATGGAGTCCTGCTCTAGGACAGAGACAATTGCAATGGCCATCTCTGCGCGTCTATCACATTGATATTCCGCGCAAATGGTATTGACGTATTCGGCTATAGTCATCGGATTGTCCTTTCTTTGTGGCAACATATCCACTATGACTGAGCCTTGATGGGTTTGTCAAGGGCCACTTTGGCCCGCCGAGAACGACCGCCAAAAAAGCTGCTAAAGACCTGGGCCAAGAAATGCCGTCCATCCGGAGCAGCATTAGAAATAATAGGCTTACGTCGAACCAGTGGATTGACAATAGATCGCCCGACTGAGCAATCAATCTACCTCGACGATCACACAAGTAATCATGAACGAGCGGAGCCACCAAGCCAAGGGACGCGCGATCCATGACGCACCTCAGTACAGACGGGACGGATGCGATATCTGTCTCAAACCCCTCAGGGATTGTGAACTCCAGATTCTTGATCCAGAGGGCGAAATCCACCGAGTAGGGTTCGGATAGTGAGTACAGATCTCCGTCAACAGATCGGAGGATAGGATCTTTTGGGTTATGCATCGATGTTCGCGATTACGGAAGGTAGCATCTTGTCAAATAGTGCAGAAACGCTTGCGGTCAGCGTCGGAGGCGTTGACATAGTAAGTTGCCCGTTCATGATCCGGGTCGCTCTCTGTCCTTTCAAAAGAATTTCGTAATCGACCGTCATTCCGTCAGTCGACAGATTGAGATCGTAAACGTTAACCACTAAATCGAGAGGAAAATCGATGCCTTTGATCGTAACTCCAGTTAGCTCCTTTGAGAGTATCATACTTAGGGTGCCGTAAATCCTTGTAGGTTATATCGAAAACTGCCTGCTGCTCCTACCGAGAAATCGATAGTAAGAGAGGTGTTTGCGGGACATTTAATTGGGACTGCGAACTGCTCAGAGCCTCTGTCGTTCGCGACTCCATTTGTGGTAATCTGCCACCGAGGACCCCCACTGTTGAGGGTGATAGTTTGAGATGCGATCGCGCCAACTGCGGACCAAGAAATACCTGTAATATAAGTGGAGAGGCCAAGGCCAGGAAGTCCTTGGACGCTGTTAGATGCCCCCCCATTCAGCGCAGACTGGCTCCAGCATAATTCGGGGACGGCGTAAGGGTGGATTACTGTAGCTCCCGATGTCGTCATGATCGTATCAGAGCGATCATTGTTGACTAGCGTCGTATCCTGGACGGTCCGGACCCTCCCCCCGGTCTTTACTGGGCCTCCCGCGTCGGTTGAACTGTGTGCTACGGCTCCCACGACCGATACGTTTCCCGATACACTTGTCGGGATAGTAGTATTCGCAATGTTCACCCTGGTCGTGCCGCTAGGAAAAGCGATTGGACGATACGTGATCTCGGATGCCGTGACTCCCGGAGTTGTACCCGTGAATGCCGTCGAAATTCGACAGCGAACAAACCGGAAACCCGGGTTGAAGACGTGGAAAATCGCAATAGAGCTTGACGGAATCGGAATCGCAGCGCTACTGAACACCGCAATACCAGTTTCGTGGGACAGTGTATTCGCACCTCCCCCTAGGGGGTCCTCAGCTCCCTCGAAGATGACCTGACCCGCAGTGACGGAGGCGGCTCCAACGAGCTTGACGGAGAAATGGCCGCAAGTCTTCGGTCCCACGGCAGAAAGATCTGTCCAGGCAGTTCCGCCGCCCGGAAGTAGGATGTTGTCGCCCAAGGCCGTCCTTGGACCAGCGCCAGCGCTTCTAACTACGTCCGCGCCATCCAAAACGTCCAGAGCTTCCTTGTTGGCGCTTAAGTTTGTGGAAGTAATGGCACCAGACAGAGACGCACCCTTGGCCGAAGATCGCAAGGCGAACTGACTCGCTCCATTCGTGAGCAGCGTGCCGACGGCTGTGAGGTTTTGGGCAACTCGCTGAAGGCGTCCATTAAGTCCGCTGGATCCCGTGTCGGTAGCGGGAGTCGGCTCAGCAAGACCCCCCAGTCGATCCCTGATTTCTACTTGATTTGCCGAGGTAGATGCGCCAAGACCAAGTGGAATACTTCCCGTGATATCGCCAATATTCCATGCACCCGACTGAGTAGCCGCAACTCGGTTGCTAACTCCAGACTGATCAATTGAAATCGCCTGCGTCGCGGGATAAAAATCGCCAGTAACAGGGACTGAAGAGTTGCCGACCGTTACGGTTGGCGTAGTGGCAAACGCAGGTAGAGAGCCCGACAAGGTGACGTTCGGAGTACTTTCAAAAGGAGGAAGATTGCCCGCGATCTGAATGGGCTGGGTGACACCGGATCCGTCTACGGGAAGCCTCCCCCCGACCAGGGTAGGAGTTCTCGACAATAGGACAGAAAGATTTTGTAGAACCCGCTTAGTCAGGCTTAGTAACGAGAATGCACCAGTATCGTCCGTAGCTGCTGCGTCCACCGGATTTCCGATGGCCGAGTTAAATAGGTCGGACCTCTGCCTCAGCGAACTAAGCCAGCCAATAGGTCCGGATCCGCTCGGGATTGACTCGCCAGTGATCGGAGATCCGTTATCTACGGTGGTCGCCGCCTGCAACTCTGTCAGGATTGCTTGCAGGTCTTGATGGACCACACCAGTGGAGAGGGTTGAATTGATTTGGGATAGCGTTGTATTGGTGGCAGGATCCGCAAGCGCATCCAATAAATTCAGAAGATCATCATGGATCAGCGTATTGAGCGTTGAAGTCGTTGTTGCGTTGCCAGAAATAATATCATCGTTCTTATCCAAAACCCTGCGAAGCAAGCCCTTTATGGATGCTTGCGAGTCGTTCGATACAGGAGTTGCTGTATCTGTAGATAGGCCGATCTCTGTCGCGAGTTGCAACAACGCAGCGTTTAATGCTGCGTTATTAATTCCCTCCGTGATCGCAGAAGGCGGCGTACTGCCACCAGGTCCGCCACTGCCTGGGCCTTGATCTGCGATAATTTTTAATAATGCCGCCTCGACGCGCTGGAGTCCCGCGCCTTGACTCGAAATTAGCGGATCGTATAGCTCATCATGGGCTAATTTAATTTGAGCAGAAGTAACCATTCAAACAAACCTTTGGGCGGGTTTCCCCGCCATACTCAATCGGTCAACTAGACTGCAAGAACCGGAGCGATAACGGTAGGAGCGCCGTTAAATGTAAAGGTCAAGTCGCTCATTGTGATCTGCTGTACATCAACTTTTTCGCTGTAGGTCGAGAAAGAGCCAATCCCTTTTCGAATCTGACCCTTGGAGTAATTGGAGCTAGGAGCCAAGTACTCGACCCACAAAAACGCATATGAACCGACATTGGTTGCGGCGTCGCGTGCGTTTAGAAAACCAGGATTCAGCTGATCGTATCGACCAGGTAGCTCCATGGACGCCTTGCGAGTAGCAACCTTGCCCTCAGAGTAACCGCCTGAGTCGAAGGTATAGATTTCAACTTCGTTGCCTTGGTCGGTGAAGTTGGCAGCGGTTCGCGAGCCAAGAATAGGTGGGTAGTTAATGACCGCGCCCGACGCAATCCCGACGGGAACATTGGTAACCGCGAGGGTCGTCGCACCTGCTACGGCATCAGCAGTAAGTTGCAAAAGAGATTCGGTACCATTAAGATTTACCGCCTTAATCCATGCGCCAGCAGGGATGAAGGTATTGGCAGGGAGGGCAGGAACGGCGACGGTCGTCGGAGTAACGCTACGAACGGTCGCTGCTGCGGTAGTGATAGAGATCTCGAACGGCTCGACACATGTACCACCCATGGGGGCGATCCGGATTTTTGTGCCGCGACCGATCTGAATATCGCAATTAGCCATGAAAATTAGACCTCGTAAAAGAAACGAATTAGCTTGAAAACTTGACTCTGGCCATTGTTTGAAGGGGTCAATCCAGTCACTAGATACTTGCCCGAATCGCTGGCCACTTTGATCGCGGCGGATAGTGCGCTAGAAGCACTGAGGGGGCAAGCTAAAACAGCCTCAATGGCAACCTCTAGCGCTCCGTCTAGGACGGGACAAGAGACGCCCTTAACCCTGACAATTACCTCAATACCGTGAGTTAACTCCGTACCAGGGGGTGGGTAGACCTCGCCAGTAATCGGGTCGGGCGTGATAGCAATTGCGGGAACCGTACCAGTCACATTGGGGAGTTGCCACTCCCCGAGGAGATCGTTCAGTAGCGCTATCAGGTCCGTCTTTGTCGCAAGGAGTGACTGCATTAATACCCTAGGTGAAAAACGGTTGAACCACAGGTCGGGATTGCCGGACCTTTGGAAAATCTGCCAACAGAAAACACACGCTTTTTACTGGTATTTAGTAACGCCTTAAGCAGTAGTCCGTAATGCGTTCGACTGAGGTCGTCTAGCCAGTTATCTGACTGCTTCACCTGGTTGAACGATACTTCAGAGTTCTCGTCCTCTAGGGAGATGCTTCGGATCGTCCCTCCTGCTGTATCGGCCATTTGCTTCTTTAACTCCAGAGAGTGCATAGCAAATAGGGCGATCAACCTAGGTGCACGAGTACCCCAGGCGGAGGGAGGAAACAGATCTTCCTCAGCAAGCGACAGGAGCCAATCGATCTCCGTCCCAGACGCAGCATAGTTTACTACCTCTGGGAATATGGCGACTAGTTCGATACTACTTAGGAGTGCCATTCTTGGCGACCTTGGTTCCAACGGGAGCTGCAGCCTTAGGATCCTCGGAAGGAGAGAGAGCTTTAAGATCTTCGACTGGTTTATCGAGAATGACTGCACCCCTCATCACTAGCTCATCAAAAGCGTGGCCGGAGAATACAGGATTAGGCTCGTTATGCCCAATCTCTAGTACTACTCCGTCAAAGGAGATTGGAGCAACACCTTTCCTAGCAAATTTAACGTGAGCGGGATTGTAAGTAAAGCCAACTGCGGACATCCTACCCCCTATTGGTTTGCGAACTTAACGATGCGAGCATAGTCAGGTTGCTTCCAAAAGGTTTGAGAAACTGTTTGGATAACGCCAGACCAGTAAACGCCCTTGGTGTAGCTAGTCGGAATAGGTAGCACTCGGGAAACCTTGCGACCAACAGCCCAATCAGCTTTCGGGTAGATCAGCATCACGTCTTTATTTGTTCCAGCGGCGTGGACGCCGTATTTCTCAAGGTTGACGCCAGAAGCTAAACCAGTAAAGTGAATGCTCACCCCTGGGCAAGCGTTCATGATTCTCTGGAGCCGAGTTAAACCATTGAAGTTTTGATCTTGAGCAGCCAATCTTGCGCCTAAAGCGCGAGGCAAGATAATACAATTTGGCGTATAGCCGAAGTCGTCCTCCACGTTGTTGGCAACCAATACCTGATGGTACTCGGCGACAATAAAATCAACCAACTCTTGGCCCGTCGCCGAGTAGAGATTGACCGAGGAGTTGTCGGGCGTAACAGACGGATCGGTAACCAGTCCCGATACGGTAGATGTGCCGTAAAACGCTAGCCGATTAGCGACACGCGTAATGTTTTCGATGCCAGAACGCATGGGACCATCAATCAGGAGATCCGCGCCGATTGGACTGCCTGCCGCAGTAAAATCCTTGATCGCCTCAAGCTGCATAAAGCTGTAGGAGGTACTTACAGGGAGATGCCATGTTTTGTAGGTATCTTTCCCGATAGAGATCGTCATCTCGGGAATATCCCGAGAGTCTAGATTCTGCGGAGAGGTTTCGCCTTGAGCAATCGCGGAAATTACATCCACCTGATCGACGCTGATAGGAATCTCTACTCCGTCAGCATTAGTAGGAATCAAGCTTCCATTAGCAAAGTTGGAGGGGGCGTAAACCTTCTCAACTATCTTGTCAACCGTAGCGACAGAATAGCGGTCAAGTGCCGCGCAAATGTTGTGTGTGGTCATTCTTTTTAGGCGATGTGGATTTTAACGCGAGCAGATTGACCCGCTCTCACGGGTTCAAGCAATGTCAGTTCGGGAGCCGCAACAGCTGTTGCTGCGTCCGCGTCCTTGCGAATTCTGCCCAGCAAAGAGAGAGCAGGAGTGGCGATACTAGGAGCGAATCGGCGAAACAGCGCGTCACCCGGAGAGGCGGATACCTCAAAGTGCATATACATCACTCCGCTATCGAGGTAGTTAAGCGGTCCATTTACGGGATAGACAGGATTACCAAAAGAGTCAAGGTTGTCGATCTCGGGCACATTCGGGAAGCTAGTAACTCGTAATGAGTTGCAGCGAGGTGCCACCGAGTAGCCGCGAACCACGTCAGCGGCAGCGACGCAGGGAGTCATCCCAGGGAAAGCGGAATCACTAGATTGGCTGGTGGAGAACTTAAGGGCCACTCCTGCGCGAATACCAGAGGCGGACTTGTTGACGGCAGTCTTTGTCTGCGCGTCGGGTTGGTGGGGATAAAAACCCTCAGGAGGACGATCTACTTCGTAACCAGAAAAACCAAAACTTGTCATTATTATTGTTGCTCCCAACGCTTAGCTAGTTGGATATAAGGGTCGGTGGTTGCCGAGTTCAAGGAACGCTCTTTTGGGGTGGCCAGCGACGCGGCCTTAAGGGTTTCGCTAATGGAGTTAGCAATAGCCTCCTTAACTGCGTCTAGGGTTAGGACTTCGGTCTTTGGAGTTTCGGCGACCTCTTTTGCGGGCGTTTCTTCGGAGTTGGACTCGCACATCTTATTAAACTGCATCTCCAGAGTGTCCATGCGCTCCATCAAGGGCGCCAGAGCCGCTTTAATGCATTCTGCAATAGAGTCTGCGGTTAGAACCGCTTCACCGGGGGATACACCTTCATCGTTGATCACCACTTCCTGTTCGACTTCCGTATCCGCAGGTACGGGAGTTTCTAGCTCTTTTTTCTTGCTCATTGCGCTATTGTAAACAACAGATCTCGACTCACGAGCGCTCACGTTTTTCCCGTAGCGCCCATTCTTGACAAGGGCAACGTTGATCGGCAGTAGATCTCTGTGGATCTGATCTACCGTGTATTCGGTTCCGGGTTGCCCGATCCTTCCCTCCTGGTCTATCCAGGAGTAGGGTGTAATGCTTTCTTTTTCGCACTCGTAGACAGTGCTAAACTCCGACCCCGCGAAGCCCGATTCTGGGGTAATTGAGATGTCTACGTTGTTAACGTGCAGGAAATTGCCTTTCAACCTTCCCGGCGATGTCTTTCCAATGATTTGACCTTCCCCCTGGGTTTTTGTGTCACCATTCTCGGAGTGCCCATTAGTGACCGTCCAGGTCGCCCCATCCAGTAATGCAAGTTCTTCAATGGGCACCACAAAGCAATGCTCCTTGCCGTTTACGAGTCGGTAAGGAGCTGGGTAGGTGTTCAGGATGAAGCCGGATAGTTGCACGTAGATGTCTCATTTTGTCGCTAGTCCCATTGTAGTAGCTTTTTGATAAATTGAGCAAGGATCTCTTGCGTTGCGTCGTAAGCTAAGGCCGCGCTTTGGGCGCGCCAAGCCGCTACAAGATCCTTAAAGATGGAAGGACTGGCCCTAGGCGATCAGCCCACCTTATGGGTCCATTTTGCCGAGAATAAACAGACACACCAGGGGGATGATCTCTTAACGCTTCCGGTTGGTAGGCGTCCTCACGGATCCAAGGTTTTTCAGTATTTTTGTGGATTGGGGACGATTTGTATTTTATTAAGAGATCAAAGACAGAATTCTGACCCACAAAAGCTTATGAGCAGCAAAAAGCAGCGCCTAAACGCTGCTCTTGATTGCTTTCTGTGGTCTTTCCTTCCTAGGTCCACCAACTAGGTTCCCTCTTCATGGCATCTATCTACAATTGCGTAGGTGCCAATCTTATCGATGTCGGGACATCGCCGCCGTTTCACGCCGCGTCTAGCGCAGTGCGGGGCCAAAGTCATCAAAACCCCGCACACTGCATCCCCTAATCTCTCAATCTCCCCAAGCCTTGCGATGAGTCGAGTCTCAATTTCTCTCGATCTTTGTCGTTTTGGCTTATCGGGCATTCCTACTCTTTTTGAGTGGAAGGCGGCTCTTACTGTCTGCCCTGATGCACTCAGGACGACTCTTCCGCGTAGCTAAGGGTTGATCTGTTCTTGTGCGCTTTTCTGACGTATCTACTGTTTTCGATATCTACTCGGTACAGACGGAGTGCAACCCTCCCGAGCAAGCCATTATGATGAGCGCTCCTCTAGTATGGCTTTTTTTGACCAAGGCGTCAAGCGATTTGTTGGCCGTAACAAAACGGAGTAACTCGCTAGACCTAGCGAACCCTGCTCGACCAAGACCCGATCAATCTCGCCCCTACGGTATCGTCAATCCCGTAGGCGTTTGTTGGTATCGCCAGGGGGACAAACACGCCATCAACCCCCTTATAAGTGGCCATGACATGGGAACCTATCGGGATTGTGATAGATCCTAGGCTCGTGGTGACCACAACTGGCAAAAGGGTGAGGCTGATCGACTGCAATCGCGCACTGAGGGGTATCCAGAAACTATCGCTCTCGTCCTGATAAACAGCCTGCGGCTCTTGATCGATCCGCGCTCGGTAATGCAAGTAAACAAGGGTGTCGCCATGGGGATTTCCCGTAGTTGCCTCGTTTGCGGGCACTCCAGATTCGAGGCGCAACACCAGATTAATTGTTTCAAGCTCAGGTAAAAACACCTGAGTGGATAGATGAGCACGACGAACAAGATCGTGATATCGACTAAAGCCCATGAGCACCTCTAAGTATCTACCCAATCTCTATTATATCCGCAACTCTAGCCAATTTCTTGACACTTCGACCAAGAAAAGCCATACTTAGGGGGTAGAGCAGTTTGGGACGAACAAGATGACTGGTAAATGGTTCGGCTACGCGATCCTGTCGGACGGCTACGGTTGCGACTATCGCGAGTACGCATCCGAGGCTACGCTAAGACAAGAGGTACTGAATGATGGGGGGAGCCTCGTCGAAATCTGGCAATGTAATGATCCATTTCTTTTTTTCTAGGAAGAAAATGAAAAAACTTATTGTGCTCACCGGCCCGTCCGGGGTCGGAAAAACAACCACATGGTATCCAGCTATGGAATGCCTGTTAAATGCCGTCCCCTTGGATACTGGTGGCGTTTTTAAGTCTCTCTTCGGACTGGCTACCTCGGGGGTCGCCCCAGACTACGTATTGACGGGAATGGATGCTCTGCTCCGCTTTAGGTTCTCGGAGGACTACCACAGAGGGCTAGAGGAGTACGAATACGCCAAGAGTCAAAACGAAGGAGTTGGAGCGGCGATTATCCGCTTCATCGAGTGTCCGCGAGCGGTTTGTCCAGATTTGCCAGCAAGACTGACCGTCGGTCTGCTCAACTCTCTGCCTGACGGGTCTGTTGCGGCAACAGACGCTATTAATAGCGAGGAGTTGCTTGGGCTTCGGGAACTCGCCCTTGGCCACGACATCGAATGCTACCAGGTAGCCCTAAACTGCCTGAATCCGGTCAAGCGAGGGGGCGACAACCGAACCCCCGCAGGCACTAAAGATGCGCTAACCCTAACCTACCCCCTTGAGGACCTGAACGAAAAACTCGAAGGTTTTATCCACAGAATCGCTGAATACATAGGATACTAAAATGCAACCCAAAAAACTGAATGAGATCAATGACGACGCAATCCCTTTATTTGGGTTGATCTATGGCCCGCCCGGAGTCGGCAAGACCACGTGTGCGGCTGGGGCGAAAAACGCATTCTACGCAGACATGCAGTATGGCACTAAATTTTTCAAAAAAAGGGGGATGTTCCCCGATTTAACCGTCCAGCAGGTCCGCAAGTGGCCAGAGGTCAGGGAGGTCATGGCTAAGGCGATTAGGGGGGAATATGAGACGGTGATCTTCGACGCCCTAGAAGACCTAGTGGATGCGTTGATCGACGAACTTAAGATAACCTGTCCGAAGAATTTTAAGGACGGCTCTCCCACTCCTGCGGGTTGGGGAATGATCGGCGACAATTTCAAGCGGTTTACTGTTGCGGGACGGGATGCGGGAGTAAACATCCTAATCATTGGGCACTCCACGGAAAAGTCCGACGGGGACAAGATGGTTCTTCGTCCAAAGGCTCCCGGAAGTAGTGGCGAGACGCTAGTTAAGCACCTCGACTTTGAGGGATACTTTGACATTATTGGTGGCGAGAGAGTGATCCATTTCGAGAAAACCGAAAACTTTCACGCGAAGAACCGCGCATCCGATTGCAAGACCTTAAAGCTCGGAGGCATCGAGGAAGGCTGGGATCTGCTTTACAACGCACTACAGTAAGGAGCGATGGGGCAGCAATGCCCCTACTTGATTATGGCCAAACACATTGACGGGTATCGATTTAATCAAACTCCTGACGGCATCTGGACGCCGGGAGCTACTAGCATTATCAAATACGCAGAAAGGATCGAAGATCCGACGAAGGAAGCGGATCTATTGGCTCACCGTGCTGCATTAGAGGCAAGGGCGTCGCTCGCCCACAGGGAGGCGATCAACTCCCTGGAAAACTGGGATAACGCGCTTTGTTTTGGAACAGCAATGCATGACGAGCTTGACGCAGCAGCGAAGCTAGGTATTGAACCAGCGATGGAGTCAGCAGTCGCCCTCTGGAGCCGGGTAAAAAAGGACTTCCCCGATCAAAACTACTCGTCAGAAGTTCCCGTCTTGGCTCCAGATCTCTGGTTAATGGGGACGGCAGATCTGGAGGTCTGCCAGCCAGGAGAGATCCTATTGTGCGACTACAAGACCACGAGCAAGTATAAACCCAAATGCTACGCCCAAGGCTATCTCAGGCAGTTAGCGCTATATTCGGCGGCATACGAAGGCATCGTAAGTGGTCGGATCTATTACTGGGTTAAGTCAGAAAAGAAGGTGTCTGTCACCAATTTTGATGCAGACGAACTAATCAACAGCCTTACGGAGATGCGATACTATTGCGAACTGTTCAAAAGGGAGTATTTTGATATTGCCCAACAAGACGATCCACCTGAATATTGGCACTGCAAGCCCTCGGGTCCGATCGGGCAGGTCCACCCATGGTAAAAGATTTTTTTCAGCTTTCCGTGTACGGAAACATGGAGGATCCAAAAGGAAATCCTATTCCCTACTTTCGGCAAACTCAGGGGACAAAATTTAGCAAAGGAGCCAAGCGTTACCATGCTTGGCAACAACATTTGATAGATCAGTTTTGCGCTCAAAACAGAGGGCATCAATTACTCTGTGACGGAAAAAGACTAAAGCCTTTTACGACAGAGAAAGAGAGTCACGGAATCCTGATCGTTAAGTCTTATTTTGGAAAACTGAATCATGGCGACTCAGAGAATATCCGCAAAGGTGTGGCTGATGCGCTGTACATACAGGATAAGTGGCTATTCGGTTGCGACCTGTTTGGGTTCGACAAATCCTCCCCCAGGGTGATGATTCTGGCGGCATCGTGCGATCCGCTAGAGGACAAGAGCAAGATAATTTGCCAGTTACTGGACAAAATAGATTTTTGATGTCAGTATTGATTTGTTGATCAATTTATCAAGGATTTGCGAAAATGACAATTAAAGTCGGAACGGTTACGCAGATTAAAAAAGGGACCAGCAAGGCAGGTAAGGCATATCAAGTCTGTGAGGTCTCAGTAGGCGCAGCAAAGTATACTGTATTTGCTCGTAATGTCGGAGACTTTGACTCAATGTTCGAGGGACAAAGACAGGCAATTGAGGAGGTTGAGTCAAACGGGAAAACGTACACAAACTTAGTTGCCCTACCCCTGGGGTGTCTGGTTACAGCCAAGTTTTCCGATCTTTGCCTGGTCGAAGATTCTGAGCGCTGCTTAGGCGCGGCCAGCGTCGCGACAGACCTAGAGTCATTGGCCCACTTAATTAAGCAGATGCCTGCTACTTTCACTACGTTCGAGGGAGGTAGGCAGTACGCGATCAAATGGATGGAAAGCTCCGCCTCGACGCCTTCGGCGGACATCCCGTTTTAACTAAAATATCCAGAAAATCGCTAGGCGGATCTAATCCGCCTTTTTTATCCCTAAAATTATGGCAAAACGAAACGCTCTCTCTCCGATAATTGACAAAGATTTATCTTTGCTACAAAACAACCTATTCGCTCCGTTACAGGATCTCAATAATATCGTCGAGATCGAGAATCAAAAGGCAAAAATCTATAACTGGACCCAAGAGGGTTGCGAGATTCGAGATCTAGTTCTGGGTGGCAATAACGTAACGGTCAAGGCTCTTGCGGGTACGGGGAAGACCAGCCTACTTGTTGAGCTATTCCCGCTACTACTTGAGTCTGATCGCTATAAAGATCTGACTGGAACCGTGATCACGTATTGCGTCTATAGCAATGCTATGGCCAAAGAACTTAGGGAGCGCATTACGGATAGCCGTATTTCGGTCCTCACGATCCACTCTCTCTTAATGCGCGAATTAGGCGAGCAGACCGGACTAAAAATATTTCCTACAGCAAACAAGTCAACCCACCTACTGAGGGAACACGGCATTGGAGCGTTTGTTGCGACACAGAGAGTCTGGGAGATTTTCCGATCTCGTGGCTGCACCGATCTAAGTGGATTGACTCGACTAAGAGAAGAATACCCCAGCCTACTAAAAGAAGAAAGATGGGATGTTTTTGAGAACAAGATCGAAGGGCTGATCGAGGATAATTATAAGCAGTGCTTAGAGGGTGTCACGGACTATGCAGATTTTTTGTGGTTTCCCAAGATGCTCGCAAAAGAGGGAAAACTTCAGTACAAGACAGAAGCTGTCCTCTGTGTAGACGAGCTGCAAGATACCGCAATGGCGGCTCTTGACGCCCTTCACGAGATGCTACCCTACTCACAGGTCATTGGAGTTGGGGACGACAATCAAACCATTTTCAGTGATCTGTCTGGCTCCCAAGGGATTGAAAACTTTGAGTTTCTTGAAGAGAGATGGGGATGCCAGAGGAGATCACTAACAAAGACATGGAGATGCCCAGACAGTACGTTAGAACTCGCTAGAGCGCGAGTTCCCGAGATTCACGGGCTGGACAAGCCTGGGGTAGAGGTTCAGATAGTTAACCCTGAATGGTTCGCGAGCTATGGCGACATGGTACTGGGCGCAAAATACTCCGATATACTGCCTCACTACCTGCGGCACGTAATGAGTGGCCTAAAATGCGTTCTCAAAGGTCGGGACGTGCTAGCAAAAATGCTCAAAGAACTCGACAAGATCGAATCCTCTGGAGTAAACTTTAGCTCCGCTTGCGAGCATCTCGCGCTAGAGTGTGAAAGTAAGGCGAACGACCTACCTTTTCTCTTAGAGTGCGAAGATCGGCGAAAGGAGCTACAAGATCGCGCTGACTGCTTTGTCGCATTTAGCAATCGCTTCTCTAGCGCTCAGGAGGCAAAAAATACGCTAGTCTCAGCCAACAAAAAACAGCCGCACATCGTGTTTACCTCGATCCATAGAGCGAAGGGCTTGGAGGCACAAAATACATGGATCTGTGGGTTCCGGAGCCTTAATCACAAGGCGCAATCAGACATCAAATATGCGCGACTTGAGTATGTTGCTTGTACCCGACACAAAAAAAATATAAACATCGTATTGCCTGATCTCGATCCGCTCGATCCTGGGATCGAGATGGATACTCAGTCGTATCGACAGTGGCTGTGGGCCAACATAGATCAACCTGCGGTAATCCAGCGGCTTGAGGGTCTGATCGCAGGATCTTCAGACGCTCCACCAGATCGGTACTCTGCCACTATCCAGAAGTGCTTAAATTATTTGTCGGGCAAACGCGCAACTTGATCGATCCACTAAAAAACTGGGCATATTAAATGAGTAAGCGAATAGGGTATATCAAATGAGCAATCAAATGACGACGATAAATGGTTTTCCTGCGCATCTCCTGGATCCGCGATCAGAGCGGAGGCGAACCCAAAACCAGACGCACAAATACGGGCTTGACGGAGATATCCTAATCGGTGCAGAATATATTGCGATCGCTGATGCATGATTGTTTGGTTTTGTGGGTATATTCACAACAAGGTGGTAAATAAATTGAGCAACTACGGATGGATTTCGCATTTCTCAGGGTGTGGAGGGTCTACGTTAGGAGCGTCGCAGGCCGGGATGTCTCCGGCGTTGGCGGTCGAATGGGACGAGCCAATTGCGGATCTATATAGATCCAATTTTGGCGGCACACTTATTGTCCAGGATATCGAATCCGTGGCGTCAAGCCGGTACCTGCTGCACAAAAGCAGATCGACTCCCTTAGTGATCCAGTCCTCGCCAAGCTGCAAGCAATATAGCTTGGCGAACAAGGACAGGGATGGATCGACGGACGACGCGAACGCGCTCAAGGCTACATTCGACTGGTACTCGGACTTGCTGCCAGAATTTGCAATATTAGAAAATGTGATCGCGTACAGATCTGCTCCGGTTTATCTCGAATTCCTGGATTTACTCAAAAACCTAGGATACACGATCCAGGAACGTGTGTTGAATAGTAAGGATTTTGGAGTAGCGCAAAATCGCGAGCGACTGTTTCTGATCGCATCCGCATTAGGACAGACAGCTCCTCAGATCAGCATATTGCCCCACGAGCCAAAGGGATGGCTCTCCGCCATTGAAGACCTAATTCCGCAGCTAAAAACGTGTGAACCCACAAGGGGGCAACTCCTTGCCCTCGATCTCGTGGATCCACTAGGTAGCTACCTAGTTCCTCGGATTGGCTACTATGGCAAGCATCCTAGGGCGGTTCCGGATTGCGAACCCGCCCCAACAATCAGGGCATCACTGGCTGACGATCTAAAAGGCGGAAGAAGATCTAATTTTTGGAACATTTTGCACAAAGAAACCTTCTACGTTCTTGACGGTCGATGCATGGCTAGGCTGCAGGGGTTTCCTGACAGCTATCAACTATCGGGAGACATCAAGATCGACATAAGAGGGATAGGCAATAGCGTCTCGCCCCCCGTGATGAAAGCGATCTGCGATAGCCTCTTGACGCCTTGATCAAGAGAAGCCATTATTGTAAAAAGTTAAGATTTTTTGAGGTAAACAGATGAGCGTGGCGCAGTTACATCAGGGACGGCAAGGGGCGAAAAATGGTGGGACCGATACCCATCTAACCCCGGAGTGGATTATCGATCTCCTCCCGTTTGTTCTGGGGAAGGAGTACCTAGATCCCTGCGTGGGTCCAGTCAGCGGTAGGACGGGAGCTATTGCAGAGTTTGACGAGCAGCAAGACGGGCTAAAACAGCACTGGCGTCTACCTGCGTTTGTCAATCCTCCGTTCTCGGCGATGCCTGTGTGGGTAGAAAAGGCGGCGCGCAGTGAATTCCCCGTATTGCTGCTAGCAAAGTTTGATCCTAGGGTCGAATGGTGTCGTCGCCTAATATCTGCTGCCAGCAGATCGAGAGTAATCCATGGATATACCCAGTTTTGCTCTCCGGAAGGAAAAGGAGCCTCCGCCATGTTCCAGGTCGGATTGTATCTTATCAATGCCGACGACCAGATGTCGCGAGAGTTCGACTATCGCTTCGGGCCTCGAACGTATCGAATTACTGACCATTAAGTGGGAAAACAGATGAGCACCAGCCTTTTTCGTTTATTACCTCAGTTGCTACTTTCGCTGATCGGCAAAAAAAGATGCAGGACTCATCGCTACGGACCATTTTCTTTCGAGTGCGAATACAACCTCGACCCGATCGCTATGGTCATGACCTCTCAGAGATCGCACGTCGAGAGAGGGGATCGAATAGAGGTTCGCTCAGCATCGACCCTAACCAGGTATCGAGTGATCGAAATAGATTACTATAGCGAACCATCCGACATGTGGATCGCAAAGCTAACAAAAATCCCTGAATAATCGATCAAAAAATACTTGCAACTCGCGGCTAGCTGAGCCATACTAAAAGGGTTCTGTTATCTGCGAGTTTTTATGTCTCCAAACAGCTATCTAATCTCCTACATTCTGCCAGAAACGGAACCCGATCAAGGCTTTCTGAAAGCCTTGCAGGCAATGGCTCAAGACATTGGAGCAGAGCTGCTACTAGGGACCGGGAAATACTGGAGAGCAGGTCAAGAACAAGATTTAGTTTTCGCGGAATCCGCCAAGCCCTATATTTGTAATAAAAGATTGGAACTGTACGGGGGGAAGGCTATCTTCCACGGTGACAGACACGTTAGCTGTACCAGCGCCAACCCCCTAACTGTGCTACTAGAGACTGGTAATGCGCTAAATATCGTCCCCCATGCCAAATCGATTTGCACGGTAGTCCCATCTGGCAGTAAGTGGCCATCGGTCAACGTCACGACTACCGCGATCTGCCCAGGAAACTATAGCGATTCAGTCGCGGGACATACCAGCAGAGATAGGCATTGTCTGGGGGCGATCTTGCTGCACGGAGCTGGTAGCAATAAATTCCACATGCGTCACTTGATGTGGAAGAAGGAAGAGATCCATGATGCAGTCTTGGGCGTTTACAATGCAAGCGGGTTTGTTCGAGACGTAGATCCTGAGTATATTGTATTGAGCGACATCCACACTCTTAGCGCTCACAAGCCACACCTAGACAGAGCGCTAGGGCTACTGGACAAGCTACACCCTAAAAGTGTGTTGGTGGGCGATCTAATCGACTTCGACCGATACTCTCACCACAACCCTTTTTGTGGGGTTGGTGGGCACAGCCTCAGAGTCGAGATAACAGCCGCTGCTAAATTCTTGACAAAGCTGTTTAGTCGGGCGGATGATGTGATCGTCCTTAATTCCAATCACCATGATCACATATCTCAATGGATTGAACGCTGGAAAAAACCAGGGAGTGGGGAGGAGTTAATTGACTTCGCTTGGGCGCTCAACGCCTATGCTACTCATGGTCCGGGGAAGGTGTTTGAGGCTCTGATCTTTGATTCGATCAGTCGAGACTACTACCACGATCTAGCTAGACTGCACTTCCCTTCCGCAAGGGAAAATTGGACCTCCTCCAAGGGAGTTGAGATTTTTCATGGCCATTTTGGGGCGAACGGATCGAGGTCGCCCAGTGTCGCGGGACTAGCAAAGCTAGGGGTTGCGACCGTTACCGGGCATCGGCATACTCCTGGATGGAAGGATCACGCCTATGGCGTTGGAGTGATGCCGCGCAATCAAGACGTTGGATATACCAAGGGACTAAGTAGCTGGCTACATGCAGACTGCGTTGGACACAGTAACAACGCTCGCCAGTTATTGCTAGACGTTGATGGGATGGGTATCTAATGCGATTACTTAACGAGCCTCCATCTACGCAGTTGCAGATCATCAAGACGCAGATCGATCTCTTGAGCAACGGGGTCAATGTGCGGCAGTTCCCCGCGAAAGAAAAAAGAGACAAGATCGCTAGCCGAGTTCGCGACGGGTACTTCTCCCTAGACACCGATGGCTGGCTCTCGGTCAAGGAAAGCGTTCTTTTTTGTCACTTAGACAGGCGCTCTAGATATAACCAGACAATCGAGAGGCGGATCGATTCCTTGACAAATTAGCCAAGCAATGCCACCATAGGGAAACTAAGTCGAAGCGACAGGGTTTTCGGAGATTTTCCATGATCAGCGAACAGACGACCAAATATTTTGAATTGCTAGGGCATTCAGCCCCCTTAATAAGGTTCATCACTCCCAAAACGGAGAACGCGCCTAGTAGGATCAGGGATGGCGATCTATCCTCTACCCCTTCTGGAAGCGAAAATACCTTTACCCCAGTCAACGGCGCATACCTAAAGAAAAATGTCCAATCCTGTCCCGCGTTCTTTTTGGAGATCGACGCAGACAAGGACGGTAACCCTGTATCGTTTGCGGATCAGTACCGAATAGTGGTGAGGGAATCGGGACTGCCGTATCCGTCCTTCGCTGTTCACAGCAAGAAATCGGTGCATTTTTATTATTTACTAGATACCCCCACCCAGGATCTGGCGTTGTGGGAGCACACCCAGAAAGCGCTAGCCGAGCATATTGGCAGTGACTCAACATTAAGCGATCTCCCTCAGTTGCTTCGCGTCCCTGGATTTCCCTACCGACCCTCCGATCCCATCCCTGTCGCCCTCAAGATACCAGAGAGAGGAGTTACCCGCTATGCGGTCGAAGATTTTGCCTATCTACTAGAAAAATATCCACTATCTCTATTCAAGAAGCCACGACAGCCCATGCCTGCGTATACACCACAGCAGGCAATGGGATTGCTCCATGGCTCTATCGAGGATCAGTTGCAGCAGGGTTGCGACGATCCAACTCGTGTATTTGATTGGGATGGGCACAAGCTTGTCCATGCCGGAGGGACGAAATATAAGGGCTATTGTCCCGGACATCAGAGCAATTCGGGTTCCGCGTTCTGGTGCGAAAAAAACGCTAATGGCGTCTGGTCTTGGGCTTGCCCTACCTGCACAAACAACGAGCAGCATAATGCACTCAGTTATCAGCACTTTAAGGCGACAGGCTCGCTAACTCAACCAAGGGGGTTGGATTACGTCAATGCCAAGGCTGCGATCGCTGCCAATCATGGCACCTATCTACAGACAGAAAACCCAATGATCGCAGACAGAGTTGTTCACAAGAACCCACCCAGCCTTGATCATGATATTGAACCTGAATCTGAGACTCAAGAACCGACCTCTCGAATGCTAGCAACGGCTTTTGCAAAGGGGTTGAGTGATCGCAAAAACAAAAAGGAAGAACTAATGGAGGAGCTGTATAAGGAGTATTTGAGAGTCAAAGAGGAGGAGGGTAATTTGCCCGCTTTTCTTTATCTGGAGTGCGTCGAAGAGGAGTTAAAGATTTCTGAGCGAGCTTTCCTAAAAGGCTTGGCATCTTACGAAGCGGACGAGATCGAGCGACTAGAGAGGGAGCAAAATTCAATCGACAAAACTGACCAATTCTCTGGCCAAGGCATCCCCCAGATTGTCCCTGGATTTATTGCAGAGGGAGGACTTACCTTGCTTACGGGAGACAGCAGAGCGGGCAAAAGTACGCTAATAGCCGATCTAATGGCATCGGTCACCCTAGGGGATAACTTTCTTGGTATCAAGCCTCTCACGTCTGGAGAGGTGTTGTTTACGGCTCAGGACGAGTTTGCTGGGGACTCGATCCAGAGACTGAAGGATCGAGGCATCCCACTGAGCAAAGTTAGTCGTTTGCCGATCTTCTCGTTCGAGCGACACATTCCGAAGGTTGACGAATGGCTAGCAAACAATCCGCAAGCAAAATTATTTGTTATCGACTCCCTTAGTACGGCCAGCCTAGATTCTGGCGTCTCGGAGAACGATGCAGCAATCGCAAAATACCTCTATCGACTTTCTGCGCTAGCAGAAAAGCACGGAGTCGCGATCATACTAACCCATCACGAAAACAAGCAAGGCGGCATTGCTGGCAGCAACCGACTAATGGCCCCTTGCTGGTCCGTGATGACCGTTAAGCCACCGCTCGGACAGGATCAGTCGTCCAACCGAAGGACGGTAGCAACAACAAAATGCAGAGCGGGAGGACTCAGAAGTATTGCTGTAGAAAGGATGGAAAAAGAAAAATGGTCTAACGGTATCTACCACCAGATAGGGCGGAGCCATTGACAAAACGATCAAACTCCTTATAATTAAAAGAAAGGAGTTTTTGATGAAACTATCAGGACAGGATACAATAGTTAGGTACTTAGTTGAAATTCTTCCCAGTGGAAAGGTTTTGGTCTCCGAGTTCAGTCGCGAGACTGGCAAGATCTTGAGAAACAAGGACGGAGAACCTAAGACTTATATCAAAGGCGATCTGGTTGCAGCGCAGAGATATATCGGTAGCAGTATCAAGTTAACAAAGGTGAAAGCGAATGGATAGCTACAAGCTAGGTCAAATTAACATGCTGGCAAGTACGGGACACGATCTGCTGTCCATTGCCGCCATCTCGGGAGTCGATAGCGTAGAGATTCGAGAAATCCTCTCGGGGGCAGGGTACTGCCTAAGTTGTATGGACATCTCTGCTTTTGACGAAGTAGAGGCAGTGATCGCACAGGAGGAGAAAAAGAAAGATGCAGAGCCAGTCCAAAAAGCTAGCGCAACAGATAGCGGCACGAATCGCGCGAGTCGCACAAAAGCAAGCCCTAGCGCTATTTAAGGATTCCTCGGAGTTCTACGAGCAGGAAGCTCAGGACGTGATTAGCACTCCCGGGATTTTCCCGAACGAATCTGGTGATATTATTTGGTCTGGCGATCTAAAGAGATCTCAGCAATCCGTAACCCATAAAGGTAAGACTACCGTTTGGTGGGATCCGAAAAGCAAGAAAGGCTATGGGTACGCTCCAAGGGTTGTGAGCGGATTTAAGGCATGGGGCAACGGTCGTCAGGTAGTAGCAAGAGACTTTGGTTTACTGGCGGCACAGAAAACACAGCAAGCCGGAGGAAATATCGAATATAGGGGCGAATCGGTGGCGGGCGAGAAGGTGATCGCAAGGCTTAAAATAAGGAGGCTAAAGGTCAATGCTAGGGTCAAAGCCTGAGATCGATGTCGCGTCACTATTTCCGCAGTCTCGAAAGATTGCGGAAACTTCGCTGCATCAAAGATCTAGGCGGATCAAAGAAGAGGATTCGGCCAGCAAAGTTATTGAATTATTTCTGGATTACGATCCTTCTGTCAGCAAGTACTTGCTAGTCGTCAGGACCGAGCAAGACTATATCATCCTGGACTACCTGAGAGAAGGCAATCTGTCCTGGATGGGCCCGGCCAATGCGGTTCAGATCCTAGATGCCATCATCACTCCCTCGCTAGACGGCGAAGACTGGACCGTCATGATTTATTTTAATTTTGGCAATCTTGTCGCCTATCGATCTGACGGATCTTATTCTGAAATCTCGGGAACGGATTTCCCTGTTGTCGCGCCAACAGATCCGAGCATGTCTCAAGATTCTCGATTTAGGTGGGGCAGACATGTTTTTCTTAACAATAATTTTTGGGTGATCTCTCCATTCCCTTTCGCGGGGAGCGCAGTCAATAGTTCGATCATTGGATCCGACCCTGCAATCTACTATTCCGATAGGCCTGAAATACCATGGGGTGGGTACGGATCTGCACCATCTCCGGAGAACTCCTATGTCGCGACCTACGACAGCTTCCTCACGTCCTCAGGTTTTATTGATCCCTTGACGGAAGAACAAAGTCCGTCAGGCTTGTCGATGAGCAATGGAAATTGTAGGGTTGTTTTTGATTTTCATAATATTCTAAATGGATCGTCCTCTGGTAGCGGATCGCTTATATCCTCCCATTACCTTGCTCATCCTCTTATCACAAGCGCTGCCGGACAGAAGACGTGTACCCGATCCTCTTTGAGGATCAAGGACGAAAGTACCGACCCATGCGAGCCAAGAACATATGAGGATAGGGCTTCCGTTCGGTTCGATTACTCGATCCATCTAGAGTTCTCCTTGCTGTACGGAGATTCTAGCGACCAAATCGGATCCTCGACCGGAACCTACGATCTTAACTGCTCCACTCCTGAGTATGGCTTTCAGTACCTGGCTGGAAACGCACTAACCAGAACTCTAATCTCTACTAATCCCGATGTTTTTGCTTGCCTTCCGGCCAATCCTATTTTTTATCCTGGATGGGCTTATCGCGGGATACGAAATTATGGCGAGCACTACGCAGAATGGACGATCAACGTGCCCATTGATCGATTTGGGGCCACTAAGTTAAACACGTTAATCGAAAAAGAGCCAACAGTTAACTACCTCAGCAGGCCATTCCCTGTTAGGCGTCTCGCCTCTCCCGAGTTTTCTGGCAGCACAAATACGTCTAGGCTGAACTGCTGGGGGTTGCCCATGCCTAGGAACATTACCCCATCAGGAGGTGGCTCCGGTTGCCCGTATCGCGGGGTTTCGCTCTCCGTGCCAGACAGGACAACCTATTTTCAGGTGTATTC